CACATGATGTTGAGTTGCCGGCCAAGGCGATCCGCTTCTTCGCGGAGTTCAGCGATTTGTTTTGGTGACATTAGAAAACCTCGTTGTAGAAGAAGGTTTTGATAACTTCTGAGAACGCTTTTTCGGATACCTCCACGCCTTCACCGCTTTCGTGCTCGATCCAGATAGTTCCAATTTCCGTTCTGTAGATCATGTACTCACCGATCTTGATTGCGTTCACGTTCCACACTCCCAAAGGTTACACCCGAAATCTGTTTCCACGCAAAGAGCAGCGTAGTATCCACTTCCGTCGCGGGTTATTGCAACTTGACCCTTTGTGTAATGATTCTCTGAGTCGTGTTTTATGCGTTCGCAAAGGAAATAGCTGCTCAATTCCCTCTGTCTGGTATTTTTGTCCCATTTTCCTAAAATCGCTTCCCCCCTGTACTTACAGGTTCCGCAAGTTTTGTCCGTCACGTTCCTTCTCCCGCTCAATGCACTTCGCACACACCCACACTTGGTGGATTCGGTCTTTGGTTCTGTACTCGCCACCCTTTGCTGGCGCTTTGCCTTGGTGCTGTTCGCAGTAGCGTGGGGCGTGGTCCCACTGGCGTCCGGTTAGGTAGCTCATTTCAGCTCTACCTCCACATCAACAAGACCCGCTCTCATCCTCTGAATCTTGGTAAGCTCCTTCAAGTGCTCAAGCATGACCTTTCCCGGCTCCGTGGTACTGGTGTTGTAACCGCCAACATACTTCTGATCGCAACATTGGAACGCATACTCAATCGCTGCAGCCAGTTCTTCATTGCTCATTGAGTATTTCATCTCTATCCCCTCATCCTATGAACACGCACGTTAGTTTTCATTTCACCCACTCCCAAAGAACCTTCTCGCGGCCAACGCAACCGTCCCGACCTACTTTTCCACAGCGACGCACCAGGCCGCGCTTTGCCATTCCACTAAGTACGCCGCTGCAACCTTTCAGTGTAAGCCCAAGGGCCGCACACAGTTCATCTGCCGTCTTCGGAGTCTGCAACAGCCGGCGATAGGCTTGCACCTTATGTCGCGGTCTGGACTTCGGAAGCTCAAGCGGTTTTGGAACGGTGTTTAGAAGAATCTGCCACTCAGTCATTTCCCATCACTCCTGATTCGTTGATCGTATTCCTCGCCCTGCCCCCGCTTGGTACATCCTTCGCACCGCCCATCCATGAGGCTCATGTCGTAGCGGCATTCCTTGGACATGCGGTTGGCTACTGGAACTGTCTGGACGTGCATCTGCATTGAACCGGCGTAAGCGGGAACAAGCCCTCCGGGGGCGAAGTAGACAATCGCCCTTTCCTTGTTCTTGCACCCATACCCTTGGGCGCTGGCGACGGTGCTTTCGTGGGTAGCGTGGTCAAGTACCGGCATTGTCTAACCTCCTTGCAAACTCAGCTAGTAATTCTTGGGACACCGCTTGAATCGCGTAGGCTTCCTGCTCGCTCGCCGGGTGCGTCTCACCAATGTCAGCGCAGTATTCTTGCCAGACATGGACGGCCTCATGGATCAGAATGCCGGCAGTCTCAACTGGCAAACGACCCTCCACATCGCCAAGACAAACGATGCAGCAGAGTTCGCGCTTCGGGTTACGCAGCAGGTGCGTCGTGGCGTTGGCGTTGTCGTTCAGCCAGACATGATCGACCTCTAACCCGCAGTGCTTCATCGCGGTCTTGTATTCCTTTTCGCTCAGACACAGGCAAAGGTACGGCCCCGGTCTTGCAATCCTTCGGTCAAGCCACTTCATCTTGTTTCACCTTGGCGAGTGCTGCTCTGACAAGTTTTGTGATTTCAATATCGTATTTCTTGACTCTGTTGATTTCTCCAATTTGGTTCATTAGATCAACCAACTCATCCCGCTGCTTGGTGAGGCGGGTGATTTCTTTATCGGCGTCCTCGATCCTGCGGGATGCTGCCAGATAACGCGCATACCTTTGTCGTTTGTCAATCTCCGAGTCTTGCCAAAGTTCTGGCGGCATACAGAGTACGCCGTGGAGCATTAAATCACTCATCACCCCTCTCCCTGTGCTGCTTTGATCTTGATGTAGGCTTCGTAGCACTTTTCTTGGGCTTCGCTCATACCCTCATAACCATAATCCAACCAGCCGTCTTCTACCATCGCCACAATCGCGCTCGCAAACTCCTCCCGCTGCTTGGTGAGGCTGTAAAGTTCGGATTTAATTTCTCGAAGGCCAAGCTCTGCGTCATCCCAAATAGGGCTGTGGAAAGGATGGTGACTTCCGTAGTACGAGTCAACTACTCGCCGTAATGCTTCTAAAGCCTGTTTCATCATCCCTCTCCCCGTGCGGCGTCGATGGCTTCACCGAAAGTCTCGCCGTGCATGTTTGCGATTCTGTGCCGGTAGTCGCCCTTGATGTGCCAAGTGGATTTACTGCCTGACCCAACGACTCCGTTCCACTTGCGCTCAAATAGCGACTCGATGAAGGTCAGTTGTTTGGTGAGGCGGGCGATTTCTTCTTGCTGCCTGACGATTTGATCCAGCTCGGTTAGTGTCATTTTGTACTAATCTCCTTGCGAATTAGTAGAGAATCCCTATCCCCGTGCGGCGATTGCTGCGAGTATTAGCCTCTGACATTCACTACGTCGAAGCGGCGGGGATATGTTTTTCATTTCAACCATCGCAGCATCCACCATCGCCACAATCGCAGCATCCTTCGCATCTTCCGCGCCTTGCCCAAGATCACGGTCAATCTGCACCGACCAGCAGATCAGGACATTGAGTTTCTTCTTGGCAGTGGCGTAGTCGTCAGAGGCGTTGACAACTCCAAGGTGAGAGCAGACCATTGCTTCATCGACTGCTCGGAGCCAGCCTGCCGCGCTTGGCTGTGGGGTGGTGCAGGAAGGGCAAGCGATGAAACGCTCGCCCACATACACCCTTCTGTCGCCGCTGCAAGATTCGCACGCCACCGGCTCGCTCTGCGCCTTGAGTGCATACCTACCGCCACTCGGTTCTAGTAAGAACCCGTTTGCGAGAATGTCGCAAACAATCGTTCGCTCTGGATCGCGCATTCTTGATTGATTAGCTTGAAGCAAATCGACACGGCCCTTGTACCAGTCACGTGATCGAATTGTGTCTTTTAGCTCCGCTTCCAACTGCTCGATGCGGTCGGCTGCTGCGAGTCTGGCGTCACGTTGCTGGTCTTCCGTAAATCCATATGGGTTGCGGATAATATGCAATATGGCAGACAAGTTCCATTCAATCAGGTCTTTGCTCATTTCAGTTCCTTTCCGATTTCAGCAGCGGCTCGCACGATGGCTCGGCGGGTGGCGGCGTAGGGGTCAGTGTCTCCGGCCTCGCTACACCCTGACCCACCGCCAAACGGCCATACGTTTATATGCGTAGGACCGTCGTTGTCCTCGGTGCAAATATCGAATCGCAACTTCACCGCCAGTCGCAGCGCATCGCCATCATCGGTGAGGGGAGACCAAGTAAGTCGCCCGTGTGTTGGCACGAATACGTTGGCGTAGCTGTCCCAAACACCAGTAATTCCCGCTGCCTTCGCAGCCAGTTCCAACAGTTCGCGGTCGGTCATACATCCTCCACTTCGATTTCTTTGTCTTCGGCGGGGACGCGCTCCCAATTAAGCGGCACTTGCACATCTCCTTTTTTCCACCTCAGCTCATCGAAAGAGTCGAACCACGCCAGCATCTTCACCTTCCGCATCTTCTTCGGCTCGGGGGCGATGAAAGCGTTCCAACTACGATTCCAGCCTCTGCCGTCCCATTCAAACGGAGCTTGCCCGGAATAGACAGCCATCACCCGCTTCCCTTCCAACAACGCTTGTGCTGCTTCGAGCAGTTTTCGGTTTTCATAGCTTGCACTCCGGCTTAATACTGTCTGACTTGCGCAGGGATTGGTGATATGCGACGCTTTCGCACTGGGAAACAACCTCGTCCCAGTCGTTGTATTTCGTTGCCTGCGGCCCTGCCGGTAGCGCCTTCATGCACTGCTGAAAAATCTCGCGGCGCATACACTGATCCGGTCGAGCCGGTTCTTCACAGCCAACAAGTAGAAGGGTAGAAAGAACCAAGAAGCCTATTTTCATCTCACACCTCCAGTTTTCGCTTCGGAGTTCCGAGATACAGCGCAAGCTCTCGGCAGGTTGCTTGATCTGGAAGCGGCTTCTTCCCCGCTGCGCAGTCAAAGAGATACTGCTCAACTTTCACGCGGCGATTCAGCTCCTCGCCGATGCCGAGATGCAGGCGAAGACGGTACTTCAAACATGCTAAGAAGGGCACCTTTCACACCTCCAGATTGCGGACTTGCTTGGCAAGATATTCACCGCTCGGCCACGCTTTTGTTTCAACAAATTTCGCGCACTGCTCACGCATGTCCTCACGGGCGAGGCGGCAGAGTTCAAAGAAGAACTGTTCAAAAGTTTCGAGGTGGAACCCGCCGGCTTTGTTGGCCCACTCTGCTACTTGTTCTTTACGCACGCCCCCAACTCCTTTTTGTGTTGATATTTGATATACACGCTTGCGACACGCCGTATTTATTAGCAATTAGCTTTTGTGTTTCTCCGGTTGAAAGAAGATCAACTATCTGTGATACCTGTTCATTACTTAGTTTGCGGTGCAGGTTGCTTTCATCTGGTCTTTTATGGCGGTTTTTATTCCACATATCTTGCATGTTGTCAGATGGTGTTCCTAGAAATAAGTGGTCTGGATTTACACACAAAGGAACGTCACATTTATGGCACACATAAAAACCTCTCGGTATGTCTCCAAAAAATAGAGCCCATACTGCTCTGTGAGCATTCTGTTGCTTTCCGTCGAGTGTCACCCATCCGTATGAAAACCCTCTAGTTCCTGCTGTTTTTCTAGCTCCACTCCATAGCCAACATCCCTTCTCTGAGATACTTACTTTGTTCTGCAAATTTGCTTTTGTTAGTTTCGCCCTTTTCATTTCGCTTCCTCCGTCAGTCCGCGCCAGTATATTTCTTGGAATAGCACTTTAAATGGAGAATCCATATCGTAGAGCCAAACTTCACCATTCCACCAGAACGACGAGTTACAACATTTGCACTCGTACCATCCTTCGTGCACCGGCTTGATGTGCGGCGGGAACCATGCGGTCTTTTTCATTTCGCTTCCTCCGGGCAGCCCTTCGGGTCGTCACTCGACAGGCAGGTGCACTTGAACCACTCTTGACCGATCATCATGGGTTGGCCTTTCATGCAGCGGTACACGGCTTGCTCAAGGTTGGTCAGTTCTTGCACCTTGTCCTTGTTCTCCATGTTGGCAGCGGTCGTACTGGCGTACAGACCGAGCAGGATCAATGTGCAGCCGACCACTAGCGTCCATCCGAAGCGCTGAAGGAACTTGTCAATCGGGACGATGTGGTGATACCCGGACCTGTTCGCGGCCTCGACCTCATCAACGCCCATCTTCACCAGTGCTTGGAAATGCATGCGCTTGGCGGATTCGTCGCCGCGTATGAGGCGCTGGCGTAGGTGGTAGGCGTGGTCTTGGATGGGGGTCATGTCAGTTCCTCCGGTACATCAACCTCGTCGCCCAACTTGGACGCAACGTAACAGCGCATGGCTGCAATGAGTGGGGTAGGGCCGTAATAAGAAACATCACCACATCGATTTGAGTCCCACATCCAACTACTCCAACATGTGACTTCATCACGGATGTTGATCTTCTCCCGCTCAATGATCGGGCCACCTTGGGACCAGTCGATTGACGGGGAGAAGCGAAAATGAATGCCGCTATCCGGTGCGGTGTGTATAAGGACGATGCCTGTATCTGTGTAAATTGTTCTGCCGTCCGTATAGCAAGCCTTCGCCACTGCCCAATCAAGGGCGGGGCCGATCAAGCCAGATGTTTTCATGGTTATTCCCCCCGTGCCTTTGCGATGGCGGCGCGTGCGTTAAGCATCAAGCCATGCGGTTCGGATGTTTTCATTTCAATTCCTTTTGAGTTCGTTATGCTCTTCAAGGATATGTTCTGCCATCTCAACCAGGTACATAGGATCCGCGTCTTCTCTGTTACCTTCGGTAGCGAGGTATTCGAGACCGCCACGTAGAAGGTCGATCTGCTTCTGCAAGTCTTCAACTTTCTGACTCATTGTGCTGCCTCCGTATGAGGTTCATCACGTCGTGGTGGCTTGTTTCGAGTCGTTTGGCGTACTCATCGATGATGGCGTTGAGAGCTTCCAGTGTTGCGCTGTCGTCTTTAGGAAAGCGGACACGACCTGTGAGGTATCCTTGTTTGTCGATGTAGAACTCTGCATGGAATCGGGTATCTGGCATAGGGTGTAGTGTGTGGTGAGTCTCATCAAACAGCAGCCTGGCGTACAAGTGGGGGTCTTGTCGAGCTAACCCACAAAAACGTTAACCCAGGATTTTAAGAGCGATGGGTGTTTAGACCTCAGTGTGTTACCGTTACAAGTTGACTGTTCATGGTTGACCGTTGAGCGCTGACTGTTGACCTTTTAAGTCTCCGGGTTCATCGGGTTATCCCCTCTCCCGGGCGGACTGTCAGTCATCGTCATAGACTCAGGAATTGAACCTGATACATACACCTTAGCAGGGTGTCGCTCTACCATTGAGCTAGTCAAATTTCCTGGCTTAACCCGGGCCAGGAACGGGCTGAGAGTTCTCACTTGTTCGCTGCTGATGAGACTCAAAAACGTGGCGACCACCCAGGGAATCGAACCCCACACAGTCGGATTTGGAGTCCAACTCGCCGAGCCTTGGAACATTGGCGGTCGTAAAACTGGATGCGGGGGTAGGACTCGAACCTACGGCCTCCTGGGTATGAGCCAGGCGCGCTTCCAACTGCGCTACCCCGCGTCTGAAACTGGTGCTAATGAGTGGGGTCGAACCACTGGCCTACCGCTTACAAGGCGGTTGCTCTACCAACTGAGCTACATTAGCGAATAAACACTATCGGCCGACTGTTGATGAAGAGCTGATTGACCGGAGTCTCGTGCATCAGTTTCACAAACAGTTTCTCAGCCAAAGGCGAGATCGTACGACTAAGTCGTGGGCTGTGCAACCGGCCTTGTGAGATCGTCCGCCCGGTACTCTTGCAGAAGTTGTCGTTTGAAGAACAGCGGGCAGCTGACCACCGGATCACAGAGTCCAGTTCGGTATCGATGAGATAGGCGACTGTTAGCCCACCTCGGGAAGTAGGGCGCCCGTCGCTGTCCTTGAAGCGGAGGTGGATATAGCGAGTGACCTGGGCCATATTAGTTCACCTCGATCTCGGTGCGTGCATTGACTTCCGACAGTGCGACGTCGCACTCAGCCGCGAAGGCCTCGATGAGCTTCACGCGCTGCTCGATGCTCTCGCGAAGATTGGCCGGGTCGAGCAGCGCATGCTTGTGCATGGCGCGACGCGGCGCGGCGACCATCTCGAAGACCTCGGTGCTTACGGCCTTCTTGTCCCCGCCAGCTGCGGCGACGGCTGCAGTCTCGATGTCGGTCTCCATCTTGGTGTTGCCCTGTTGGACAATCTGCTCGGCTTTGGCCAGCTGTGCCCGCATGTGCATAACGATCTGTCGCTCGACCTCCATGGCACGCTTGTATTCGATAGCGCCGGCGATGGTGTACGTGCAGCCGGCGATGGTCACGGGCGTGGTTGCGTTGGCCTGGACTAGTTCGGCTTTGATCTTGTTGCGACGGATGATGAGGTCGTCCAGGCTTTGAAAGCCAGAGCGGATGCGTTGTTCGAGGGCCGCGGGGGTCTCTGCACTGCCGACCACTACCTGTTTGTCGCCGGTACCTTTAACGATACCGACGAAGCAGGTAAGGCTGATCGTGTTACTGATTCTTGCGTCCAGGGTCTTGAGTTCCACCAGCGCGCGGGTGAGAGTGATCTTTGCCATTTGCTATTTCCTCTTTACATTGGAGGCAGATGAAGGGTCTGCCGGGTTGAGTTCCCCCTTTTCGGGGCTTTCGTTGTTTACAGATGGTGCACTTGAACTTGTGGTTCGGGTTAAAGATGACTGCCATATAGTTAACTCCGATGCCCATGTGAAGTTATGTACGGGGACGCGTGGGATTGCGTTTAAACCTTCCGACTCGTAGAGCTCTTCGATATGCAGTCCATTAGACACATCGTCCATGAAGAAGCCTTGAACAGCTACGAACGGGTTGGTCATATGCCCAGCCTCGCTTTGTCGGCTTCTAGAACGTTCCAGTTGACTGGAATCGCCGTAACAACCTGGCCGTCAATACGGATTTTCTTGAGCTCGAGTCGAAGGTGCTTAAGATATGTTGCAAACTTCGTTGTACTGGCCTCGCCAGTACCCTGCGTCCATACGAAGAGTGTATGGGCCTCGTCACGTGTAAGATGATTTCCGCGCCTGGCAATGCCACGCAGGGTTGCCTCGTAATTTTTAAGTTGGACTTCGCGGTTGATTGTTGTTTGAAGCCTTGTATCGGGTAGCTGATCAACAAAGTATGCGAAATCCCCTGCTTTAATGGCCCGAGCGAGAACCTCAGGGCCGGATAGAGACAGATCGAGTACATTTTTCTTGGCTTCAGTCCATTGTGGGTATCGAGCTTTGTCGGGATCTACTGCGAACTGCAGCAAATAGCCGTTAAGTTGCTCAGCTTCTTTCTCGAGCTGGACTACTTCAGCTTGTGTGATCTGCAGCTTGTTAGGCTGGTAGGCGCCCATGTGCATGCGCCGGTCAGTCTCATCGAGGATGACCGGATCTGGCATGTTCGAACAGAAGATTAGCGAACAAGTGTTAGGAATCGAGTACCCGTCCACACGCATACGACGAATGGTGATTGTGTCTTCTGTGATGTAATTTTTGATATCTGAGTTGATTCGCTTAGCGCCGGATAGTGCACCCATCTGCACTTCGTCCACCACAACGACCATTTTTCCTTCGAGATAGCTGTTGAACCGCTCCTCCAGTTCAGATTGGCGTCGTAGAGCCGTATTTGCCCTGCCAAGGAGGGCAGGCAATACGAAGTTGGCAAGAAGACCCTTACCAGTACCTTGGGTGCCGTGGAAAAGCCATGCTGTCGAAGGGCGCTGTTTAGTCTGGACGATGTACGCGAGCCAATTAATGAAAATTTGTGCAATCTGGACGTCGCCACAAACATGTTCTATGACCTTTTTGGTTATGGGCGGAAGCGTGTATTGAGTGTTGGGATCGTAGGCGTGACCAGGGGCTTCGTATGTGTTGACTATTCGTTGGTCAAAGTCCACGCGCTTAGCCTTGGATGGGGCATACTCGATAGACCAGTCTTTAGGTACGCCGTCCCATGGGGCCTGATACTGGGCCATGAAGTGGTCAAGCTGCTGAGTACTGCGGGCCGCCGCGAGACTAAGCGAATTATTATCTGCGACAAAGACTCCATTCCAATATTGACCGGTTCGAAACTCTCTAAAAGCCAAAAAGACACGGCCCGTTTTGTCCGGGGTCGATTGAAGCTCACTAACCGCGGTGGAGTAGTAGTCGGGGCAAATTTCCTTAAGCTTATAGGTCGGTTCGCCCTTAAAGTTATAAAGGAACTCGACGACGTTGTCCGGATGATAGTATCCCCACGAATCACCGCCGTTAAGGTTAAGATAGGTGTAACCCCTATCTTTTTTAACGCCCGTGACTTCCGCCGTGACGCCAGGCTTTGAGAGGTATTCAACTTGGCCAGCACGTACATAGGAGTGAGTCCTCTTGGCTGGGAGCCCTTCCAGGGCCCTCAGTTCGTTGGTTTTCTTAGTTTCTGCGGCGCGAACGCTCTCAACATCAATCGGTGGCAGGGTAAGCGATGGCTGGGTACGTAGATTGAGTACGTACCTGGAAAGCCCCGGGTGAGGGTCGGCCAGCGGTGGTATGAGAACGGGAGCGGTTGTGTAGATAAGCTTGTCATTCTGTGCCACTGTCGGGTCTATGACCCACTTGATGACGGCCTTGGCCCGTGTAAGGCCTAATTGCCCAGAGATATTGGCGTCGCCAAGGTTTAGAGATTTGAGCCAGGCCTTGATGGTGGCTGGGGAGGCGAATGCAGCTAGCAAGACGAGGACGTGGGCTCGAATGCCGGGTTTCAGGCCAGAAGACGCTGACCAGTTCACTATATGAGAGACGTCTGCTAACGGGGTGGTCGATATCCATGCGTCCAGGTCCTTGTAGGCGGTTAGGCCATCAATGTCGATGCAGATCCACTGCGTGGGGGCGTCAGGGTCTGTGGCCCCTGCGCGGGACTCGTTTACAAGGGGGCGCGAGAGGGCGCCTTTGAGCAGACAGTGGCCCTTCTGGCTGTGGGCTACAAGGGCGTCGTAGAGGTCCTCGATAGAGGCGACACTGACTTCCGAGGATGTGAACTTCGAGATAAGCGGGTATTGGTCTGAGGTGCCATCTGGTCTGAAAGTCTTTGTGAGGGGTACTTTTGCTTCCAGGAAGTAGATGTTCATGGTCTGGGCCTTGTCTGAGGCGTGAAGTCTAGGCCGTTGTCAGGGGGTCCGCAACTCCTTTTTTTCGTGGGGGAGATCAGTGTTTTTTATCCCGTGGGCGGCGAGAATCGCCGTGATATAGAGTGATACAGCCTGAGACAGGCTCTGGGTTCTGAGCATGGCTCCTTGGTAGCCGACTACGAGCAGGGTTACGCTTGCTATGGCGTTCATCCACCACCAATCGCCGCCTTGTACAGCGAAGAAGGCGTTCATGCCGGCCAGGAAGCCGCTGAGCAGGGTAGTGTGTAGGACGTTCATTCCCGCTCTCCCAGCTCGTTTAATGTGTCGGCCATTGCGAGCACTTGCTCGCGAAGGCGCTTCTTGAGTGCCCTGTTCCGGGCAACTTCCTTGGTAGCCAGAAACTGATTGTGCTCTGCAGCAGTGCGCAAGAGTTGTTTGAGGCACAGGCTCGGTTTTCTCGACGGGTGAAGGCCTAGAAGCAGGTCCATATCCTCTTTGGATATGACGCAACGCAGTATAAGGTTCCCTTCTTTGATCGGCATGCTACTACCTCGCTGTTTGGGTGACCACTTGGTCTGAGTGGTAAGTGTTTTATGAGAGGGTGACCACTTCAAAGTGTAACAGTGAAACGCTGTAATGCCAAGGGTTTCGAAGGGGTTCGAAAGCAAGGTGGTCACCCTGGCAACAGAAAAGGTTACAAAAGCACCTCGAAGTGGAACAGGCTCCGGCCCAGTGGTGGCAAGGGTTTTAGCGATTTAGTAACACTTGTTACACTTTGAAAACCGAGTTCAGCATGTTTTTTACAAGTTAGAAAACACGCTAAAAAGTTAGATATTCAATATTCTTGTTTGAAAATAAAAAAAAGTGTAACACCCTGTTTTTTAGGGGGTCAGCGTCTCTGGCGCCCTTGCCAGTACTGGCTTTGAGGCTGTTACACTTCAAAGTGTTACACGACTACTAAAATGTTGCCAGGGTGACCGCTTTTCCGGATTTTCGACACTTATTGCGGTGCAGCATGCCTAAAATTTAGGCAGCTACGAATTCTTATATGTCATGCAATATAAGCAAATGCTTACTGACTAAAAATTAGGCAGTGACCACTTTGTATGACAGATGGAATCAGGCTCTACGCAAGGCTTTCGCGGCCTTTTCCTTCTGCGAGGCTTGCCAGAGCTTGATCTTGGGGATTACGTGGTTCGGCTCGAAGCGCATCCACGTCCGTTGAACGCCGGTGGTCACCTTGGGTGTGACCCCCAGCTCCTTGATGATCTGCATCTTGCGGACCTGGGACATGCACGGGTTGAGGCCGGCGTGTATGAGGACCTGGCGAACACTCCACAGCTCGGGTTCTTTGGGTTTGGCTTTTTTCACCCTTTGTTGGTCCCGAGGCGATTTGCTCGAGGAGGGCAAGGGTGAGCGCTGTCATTTGATTGCCTCCACGAACTGGGCAAACAAGGCGTTGGTCTCTTCGAAGTCGTTCGAAGAGAACAGGATGCGCTCGCGGAACTTGGCCTTGAGTTCATTAATACGGCCACTAAGTTCGGCGAGTTTCTTTGCGGTCGACACGAGTTTCATGCCTTGCGGGGTAGTCTTGGCTGCTTTGGCGATGATCTTGTCCTTGCTGGCGTCGTAATCAACGTAGGTGTACCCATTGCGGCTGATTGAGAGTCGGACTTCGATCGGCATGGTCACCACCACCCCGGACGTCGACAGTTTCTTGTATTCCTGTTCCAGGAATTGGTCGCACAGCTCTGAGAACTTGCGGTTGAGGTGTTCTTGTTGTCGTTGGTTGAGTCGTTTCATGCGTTTACTCCTTGTAAATATCGATGGTGGGCCCGCTTGGATTCGAACCAAGGACCGAAGGATTATGAGTCCTTTGCTCTAACCGTCTGAGCTACGAGCCCGTTGTACGTTGCCCTAACCAGAGCTACCACTTCAGCTTTCGCTGCCACTGACCCAAACCCTTGTGAATGGGAAATGCAGTGTTCGTGGTCTGGACTATGTCTTTACCATTGCAGTATTCTGGCTTTCAACGACGCAACCAGTTATTTTGGTTTAGCAGCCGACACTATACTTTCGTAAGTTTCATTCCTCTGCTTAATCCCTCGTACTGCTTTAGGTACTCCCCGTCTAGTCTCTACACCTTCCTGAAAGCACTTACGTCCTGATTTGAGTTTCCATTTCAGGTGAATTACGCAGTTACCCGCTTTCGCGTTTTCAGGCTTGGCTCGGCGTTGGCATACATCCGCAAGGTACTTTATCTTGCGCTCTTACCCACACACTTGCAAGCCTTGACCTGTAGTTATGGGGATACGTTGATGCTATGTGAAGCGTTCGCCGACTTTGAGGAGATTCACCCAACATTAATCCTTTGGTATCTAGATCGTAGTCTAGCTTTTACTCTCTCGAGTAGCACTTGTTGCTGCTTTTACCAATGTTGTTTACCGTCTTTCGATTGCACTGTTACGCCTTACCAGATAGGCAACGGATTTCAACCGTAATATTGACTACCAGTGCATTTTTCGGTGGTGGGCTTACTGTGTGTTACTACCTGGACTACTAATTCCTACTAATCTCTATGTAGATTAGTAGGAATAGGCTTAGTCGCCAGCCTTGTGGGCAAGGTCCCAAGCCGTTCGTGCGTCGGTTCCTTGGCGCGGGATGCCCGCTCGCCGAGCTCGGCGGGAGGATCCACGGAGTCGGGGGAAGTTCTTTCGGCGTTCTGCGTATTTCGCCTTACGCTTGCCTTCGGCTTCGACGTTCAACCGCTTGTTGCGGTCACGCTGCATGGTGTTCTTGTACTTCTGACGAGCCGGGGAACGTTTTCCTCGACCGATTTTGCGTGATTCAGACATGCTTCTCTCCTTTTCAGGCTTAGAAAATGCGGTTTACTATCTTAACGACAGCAGCCGAGAACGCGAAGTACAGTATTAACTCCAGATGCATGGAGAAGATAATGTTCATCGCTGTTGCTACGTATGTGCAGTTGCTCATGCCGACCTCCGGTATAGCGCTTAATCCTCTGCCGGCTTACCTAGGAGCTGGTGTCGAGGGACAGTTATTGGCGAGCGCATCTGTCATATAAGCTCGAATCTAAACATCGGCGATACGTTCTCTTTCTACCTGTTGTGTTACGTGCGCCTGTCAGGTGTAGCGCGTATAGAACTGCGTTAGGTTGGTGTTCCGGTTACCGCGTCCGGAGCTGGCGTGATTTTCGGCGTTCGCGTGTGCCCCAGCGGCGTCCCACTACGCGTACCTACACCGGTAAATTACTCAGCTTCCGGTATGCCTGACTGTTCGCCGTACGCTCAGGGAGTCACCCTTATGCTGCTTTCTTGCCCGGTGCAAACTTCGCAGCCCATTCGGTCATGGACATGACCGGTTCAACGGGGATGTCCAAACGGAAACCGAACCCGTGTTCGTTGTCCGAGATCGGCTCAAGAACTCCCGGCTTGCCGTCCACGGTTGCAATCGGGTTGCTTTGATCGTCCAGTGTGATCTGGACCACGTTGTTGCCGATTTTGACCCGGGTACCGAGTTTGTAGAACACTCGGTTGTCGTTTTTGGTGAGTTGGATTTCACCGGTGTGGTTGAAAAAGATGTTAACGATGTGTTTCATGAGGCTTTACTCCATGGTTTGAGGACAACAGCTCTTGCGAGCGAAATACCGGCGGACCCACAGAGCCCGGCGAACGTGGCTACCATGATCCCGCCGAACGTACCCCAGTGCATCCACATCATGAGTGCCGTGAACCCGAAATCGAGTACAAACGGCATATGAAGCAGGGGCACCGAGATAAAGCGGGGTAGCCGCATGAATAGGATGAACAACCCAAGTGCGGATACCGCGCCTAGTGCCAGCAGTTCAAGAACCATGGCGACTGAGGATCGCCGCGATACGCGGGTCAACCGCCTCGGTCTTGTGTCCATCGGCTGCGCTCTGCACGGCCGTGTTCGGTCCGCGGATCCCCGCGGCGATACCGCACACGAAGTTCTTGGCGGATTTGAGACCGTTACCGACACCGGCCGCGCCATCACGGATTGCGAGACCGACTTTGATGCCGGTAGTTTGTGCGTTGCTCATGGTGATTCTCCTTCATGAGTTGTAAAAAACTGCATGCGTGACGCCGCATGCTAGCGTGGATTGCTACTCGGGGAGAGAGGCCGATTCGCTTTCCAAGTCTTCAAGTTCGCTGATCTGGGCCTGGATACGGCGAATTTCATCCAGGGTCTTGTTGGTAACATGCGAACTCAACGTCAGATCGTTGAGTTGATACCGCAGACGGTCGATCTTTGGCAGATCAGCCAATTGAATTGAGGTCATCGTCGTATTCCTCCACGATTTCTTCGATATCCGGAGCGCAGATGCACTCCGGGTCCCCACCGTTCTTCTCGACTTCTCCGCAGATGTACGCGCGGAGTGCGTCGAAGTCGGTGAATCCACGACCTTCGAGTAGTACGATCAGGTCGTTATCGGATGTGGCGTCCTCGATCCCCGGAATCAGCTGTTCCAGGGCCGTGAATGCCATCCGGGTGTCCAATTCAAAGGACAGTACCGAAATTCTCTTCATTTGCGATCCTCTCCAAGATTGCGTTGGTTTGCTCCGTGGGAGCCAGGTGGTCGTTGGTTTCGAACCGAACAACCGCTTCAAAGGCCACAGCCTTCGTACGCCCGGGAATGTAATCCCAAGATCCCTCGATACCCGAAACGGGGAAGATCTCGAAGACCGATTCCGGGGTTTCCTCGATTTCCTTGAGGAGGTCTTCATCGCCTTGTTGCTGGCGAGCTTCGACCAATGCACCCCAATCGATGCTCGGGACTTCAGCCGAGAGCAGCATTGCATTCGCTTCGCGTTCCAGCGCGCGATTGATTCCATGCTTGATGCCCTTGGTCGGGGCCTTCCACAGGGCTTCTGCGACTGAGCGCGGGATACCCTGCACAGCGCGCTTGACTTCGTCGAAGTTCATGGAACCCCAGTCGAGCTCGATACCGGTCTCCGTAGAGCCCGCACCACTGAAGCACTGTGCCAAATCGGCGGCTTCCAGCGGCTGTTCGCACAAGTACCGAGCACGGCGAACCGCGCTGCGCACCGCCATCTTGGCGATCTGGAATTTGAACTCCTTGGTAGCGATATAATCACGACCATCGCTAACCTTGAAGACCGGGCCATCCTTAGGGATGAAACCAAACGTGTTGCAAACGCTGATGCGATTGCTGGTATCGAAGGTAGTACTGCTAACTTCGCTCATGATGTATCTCCTTTACAGGTGTTGTGCGCAACATTGCGCAAGTAGGGGAAACCCAACCCCCACACCACTCCGCGGCGCAGCCGCGAAATGGTGCGTGAGGGTATGGCGGAGCACTAATGGTTTAACCCAATTGTGCAGCACGGGAAAGGGGGCCAAAGCCCCCTAACCCCGCAACCTTACACCTGAGTATTTATCTGCCGCGCGAACTCCAAAGTCTCCGATTTCGGAGCTTCGTAATTCGTGTAGCCGTAACTAACCAGGAGATGCTCAATACGCTCTTGCGCGGCAACATAAGCGTACGAAAGCTTACGAATCCACCCATTCATGTTGCGCATCTCAAACGCGCGACGGCTCGATTCAGCTTGGTACACGCCGAGTTGACCCGAAACATACTGGTACTCACTCATAAGATGATTATGTGTACCTTGATGGACCATCCACGCATCAATATTTGATTTAGCGTACTTATCAGCAAGACGAAACAGATCACCAGCAGCTTCATGATCCTCAGTTTCGCTGCTAATAGTAGCCGCGAGTTGAAACAGCGCCGATCCAATATTCATTTCACTCTCCTTATGCCCGAAATGGGCAATACAAGTAAGGGAGCCTAAGCTCCCTTACCCACCTACGTATTACAGAACGACAGAACCAGCAAGCTCGCCAGTACCAAGAACAGCGCTCTCTTTCTGCTGCTCAGCGGCCATCAGAAGAAGACCGTCCTTGTCATACCCGGCAGCAGATGCAGCAGCCAGAATGACAGCCTGGTTATACGAACCAGGAGTGACAAAGTTCAGGCGCTTCGCGAAATCCTTCATCCGCGAGAAAATATCAGCACCAGCAGACGTCGCAACCATCCGCTGAAGAACCGGAATCTCGGTCTCCATCAGAATGGGCATACAACGAAACGCATTGTCCGTCGTCCGCTTGACTTGGCCAATAAGAGCGCTGTTGAGCAGCTTCGCGTCGAAATTCAACGGAAGCAGATCCAACGGAGCGCGCCGCTCTTTCTGACCCTTCATCAGAATCTGACGAGCAACTTCATCAGCGAAGCCCACGACCTTTTCCGGGTCGATGGCCACAGGACGGCCGTTCGCAAACAAAGCCCCAGGGGCCTTATCGCTCTTGGCCCGCAATGCCAGCTGAGCCATGTTACGGCTGAAACCAGAACGCGCACCGAAATACTGTGCGAGAAGGGTTTCAAGACCCACATTCGTGTGGCCGTCAGTATTCGGCAACTGCGATGCCGACGCCGACAACCACTCAATGAGCCCACCCGAAGCGTCCTTGTCACCAGCTGCGGCCAAAGCCACGGCATGGTAAGAGATCACGGGCACGATACGAAAGAACGAACGATTGTTCTTCGTGCCACAAATGTGACCGACCAAGTAGTCGGACTCCGTAGGAGTAGCCTGACTCATGCTTTGCTGAGCCTGAACTTCTGCCTTGTACTGCTCAAACGACTTGTTTGCCATAATATCCTCCATGGAAATGGCGATACACAACCTCAGAACAGCTCCATGCTGAACTAAGTGTGCAACATAAGTAAGGGGGCCGAGGCCCCCGAACTTAACCACGTTTATCCAGCGCATCCATACAGCCAATAATGGCTAAGATTAAAAACGCAGCAATCCCGCCACTTGCAAACAATGTAAATGGCGGAATCCAACCTGCGGCCTCGCCAGCATAAATAGCGACGCCAACATGAGCCGCGGTGTACAGTACCGCAACCAACACAACGGTCATAAACAACACGAGTTTCACGTTACTCTCCTTAAAGATGATGGGTACGCGCCTGATACCCAAGCGTGCAATATGCATATGTGAGCCGAAGCTCACGTATGCGATCAGCTAGAAGCTTAGCTGCACAACCACGCAGCTATAGCAGCTTCCAGTTCGCTAACGCTCAGCGACGCAATAGCGTCGTCCAACGTTATGTAAGTTACTTGCATGATTCTCTCCTTAGCACGGAAGTGTGCAACGAGAATACGGGAGCCTAAGCTCCCGTATAAGTATTGTTACTTCAGAAGACCAGCAGCCGTAAGGCGGCTAAGGTAGTCTGCAACGCCTTCATCGCTAGAACCGTACTTCGCCGAGGCGACAACAGCACGCTTAAAAGCGGCACTGTCCTTGGCGCTCTGGATACAAGCGGCATGAAACCTCATGGACCAGCTAGCCTTGGGCTCGGTGGTCTGTGCGGCGTTGCTGGAGTTGAGATGCTTGAGGATATTGCTTGCTGTGGTCATGGTGCTCTCCTAATAAAAAAGAATGCTTTTTGGCCCTATGCCAAGTCGCATCCGAAGTATCCCCTCGTCAAAGAGACAAGGGGATAGAGGAGTTCACACCCTCATTCACCAACTTTTCTAAAAATTTTCGGGATTTTTTGGTGTAGCCTTCACACCCTCATTCACCAACTTTTCTAAAAATTTTAGAATTTTTTTGGTATAGTGCTCATATGGCTTCCAAACAGAGATTCGCGTCCGGAAAAGGACGCAAACACATCCGCCCCCACTCAGCCTTGATGCAGGCAGAAGCGCAGCTGACCGAAAAGCAGAAGCTTGCGGTCAAAGGCGTTGTAGACTTGGGGATGACGCAAACCGCTGCGCTAGAGTACGCGGGGTATAAGTGCCCGGCGGGAGCCAGGGGGCTGTTTTCAGCGCCGGTTGTGAAGCAGGCAATTACAGAACGCTTCGTTCACGCGGAGAAACACTTGAAACTGAACCGTGAAATCGTCCTCGACGGCATGATGGAAGCCATCGAGATGGCCAAAATACAAGCAGACCCAGAGGTTATGATCCAAGGGTGGCGCGAAGTCGGGCGTATGTGTGGGTATTACGCGCCTGAAGTGAAGAAAATCCAGATGGACGTCACTCACAAGCGGCTAATGAGCCAGTTTGAGACCCTAAGTGACGAAGAATTGCTGAAAATCGCCGCCGATAACGCCAAAGAGATCGAAGGCGAGGTGCTAGAAGTACGCGAAACACTGAAAAACAACAGTAATAGTGACGAACTTCGTGCACATGTGATTGAAGACCTCGGTAAATGACCGATTTCAACACTCTTCCCCAGCCAGTAAAGGCGGAATTTGCAGCAAGAGCCCTTGCTCGCCGGTCTTTGATAGCCTTTACGAAGCGTTTTTACCCAAAATATGAAGCCGGTTGGATTCATAACGACATCGCCAAGCGACTCGAGCAGTTTTCTCGAGACGTGGTTGCGAAGAAGTCTCCCAGGCTTGCGATCTTCATGCCTCCCCGACACGGAAAGAGTGAGTTGGCCTCGATCCGGTTCCCCGCGTGGCACCTCGGTCATTACCCTGATCACGAAATCATCAATTGCGGATACAACCTCGACCTCCCGATGAAGTTTTCGCGCAAAGTGCGCGAGATCGTGCGAGACCCGGGGTATGGCCCGCTCTATCCAGAGACGAAACTGGATCCAGACAGTCAGTCAGCAGAAGCTTGGAACACCTTGCACGGTGGCGGCTTCACAGCCGCCGGTGTTGGGGGTGGTATTACGGGCAAGGGCGCGCACATCTTGATCATTGACGACCCCGTCAAGAACCAGGAAGAGGCTGACAGCGCCATAACACGAGATGGGGTGTGGGAATGGTACTGGTCAACTGCATATACGCGCCTGGCACCAGGCGGTGGGGTACTTTTGATACAGACAAGATGGCACGACGACGACCTGGGTGGGAGGATTTTGTCCGCGATGCACTCGGACGAAGCCGCCGATCAGTTCGAAGTTGTTATTTACCCAGCCATAGCAGAGACGTACGAGTTCATCCATGAGCCGACGAATCGTCTGGTCCGCCTTACCAGCGATGAAGTCGCTGAAGAGAGAAGTAGTATTGACTACTGGCCTCGTCAGACACTACTGTCTTCCGGCGTCAACTGTCTGGAGAAGCCGGAAGAGCATCGCCTCGTACGGATTCCAGGTGACCCCCTCCATCCGGAGCGCTACAACGCGCAGATGATGACGTCTATCAAGGCGAACCAGACACCACGTGTGTGGAGCGCCTTGTACCAGCAGAACCCAGTTCCTGACGAGGGGATGTTCTTTCAGAAGGAGTGGATCAAGTGGGAGCCGCAGCCACCGGCGATGCAGAACGTCAACGTATATCAGGCGTGGGACTTTGCGATTGGGGAGAAAGCGCATAATGACTGGACAGTCGGGGTTACCCTCGTACAGGATGCGGCGAATAATCTGCATTTCGTGGACATGGTTCGGATCCGCGGAGACTCGCATACGATCACGTCGGCGATCATCGACTTTGCACAGAAGTGGGGTACCACAAAGTCTTGCCCACTGCTCGTCGGTTTTGAAGATACGCACATATGGAAGGCGATACGTCCTTATGTGCTCGACGCCTTCCAGCAAGCGGACTTTTATCCGTCGTACGAAGAGCTTCGGCCCCTCACTGACAAGCTAGCGCGCGCTGCTAGCTTCCAAGGGAAGTTGCAGCATGGTAAGTTTTGGTTCCCTCAGGGGGCTAGCTTCGCCGAGACGGCGGTAAACGAGATGTTGCGCTTCCCCGCTGGGGTACATGATGATATAGTTGATGCGTTAGCCTGGGCAGTGAACCTGTGTGTCGACAAGAAGCCGCGTCCACAGCCTAAGCAGCCGGGGGTTAAGTCCTGGAAGGATAATCTGAGCAAGTTCATAAGCAACGACACCCGCGGCGGCGGACACATGTCAGCATAAGGAGATACACCATGAAGTCACTCAAGAAGAAGGCCCTTCATCTGCAGTACGGTGGGATTCTCCCGCTTGACCCGTCCAAGCGCCCCGGCTTCATAGACCCGGACAAGTACAACAACTCCCCCAATGCGCTGCCGGCCGCACCAGCGGCGGCAGTGGCCGCTCCGTCGAAGGGCGCGTTCGACGCGTCGAACGCAGATGCACGTGACCTGTTGCTGGCCCCGGCGCGTAACGCCGCCGCCAGTCGGGCCAACGAGGAGGAGGCGCTTACCGCCCGCAAAGAGAAGCGGGACCCGAATTATGTACAGCTGTACAACAAGGGCGGGATCGTTGGTAAGACCCCGAAGGGCAAGGGCGTGCGGGGGATGTGCTAAGCCATGCCGGTCAATATTGATCTGTCGACGGAGGTCTGGAACCGCTACCAGTACCTCCGTGATAACGGCCACAACTTGTTTGTGGAAAAGGCGGATCAGTGTGACAAGTTCTTCCAAGGTCAGCAGTGGAGTCCGATTGACCTGGCGAAGCTGAAGTCACAGCGACGTCCTGCGCTCACCATCAACAAGATTTTGAGTACGATCAGCAACGTCTTGGGCGAGCAGATCAACAACAGGACGGATATCAGCTTCCAGCCGCGTACTGGCTCTCCTTCAGAAGTGGCCGAGGCGCTTTCGCTCGTCTTCAGGCAAATTGCGGACAACAACCAGCTCGATTGGCTGCGTTCGGACATGTTCACGGATGGCGTTATCACTTCCAGAGGCTTCCTCGACGTTCGTTTGGACTTCGACGACAGCATGATGGGCGAGATACGCATAAGCTTGATTAATCCGAAGAACGTTTTGATTGATTCGGATGCGGAAGACTACGATCCGGAGCATTGGAACGACGTAATCATCACCAAGTGGATGACGCATGAGGATATTGCGGTCTTGTACTCTAAAGCGGACGCGAAACTCCTCGAAAACCGCTCGGAGTCATGGTTCCAGTACGGTTTCGATAGCATCGAGCGCTTCCGTGACCGATTCGGAACTGAAACACAGAACCCAGTCGTCCCTTATGGTGCCGACCTTACGCAGAGCAACATGCTTCGGAACATTCGTGTTATCGAGCGGCAGCACCGCAAAATTGCGAAGGTCCGGTATTTTGTCGCGCCTGATACGGGCGACATGCGGGAAGTACCTGAGGCCTGGGATCGTAATAAGATCGCCGCGGTAGCGGAGCAGTTCGGCTTTTCAGTCATTGAGAAGCTGGCAAAGCGCATCAAGTGGACGACTATCGCCGACAACGTGGAGCTGCACAATGAGTGGTCTCCGTACGAGCATTTTACCGTCGTGCCTTATTTCCCGTACTTCCGTCGTGGGAAGACGCTTGGACTCGTGGAGAACCTCCTCGGCCCTCAGGAGCTTCTTAACAAAGTTGCGTCCCAGGAACTGCACGTTGTTAACACTACGGCTAATTCGGGTTGGAAGATCAAGACAGGTTCACTGCGTAACTTGTCTATCGAGGAGCTAGAGCAGCGTGGAGCAGAGACCGGGCTTGTCATGGAGCTGGACGACGTGGCCAGCGCTGAAAAGATCCAGCCAAACCAAGTCCCTTCTGGACTGGATCGCATTACGTACAAGGCGGAAGAACACATCAAGACCATCTCTGGGGTTTCAGACTACCAGACTGGGCAAGCTCGTGAGGATGTATCAGCCAAAGCAGTAGCGCTGAATCAGCAGCGCGGTGCGATGAACAACGCGAAGTCTACGGATTCGCTTAATCGCACTGACTACATCCTTGCGCGTAACGTGCTTAGCCTTGTGCAGCGGTTCTATACAGAGCCGCGGCTTATCAGCATCACCAAGAACAAGCTGACTGGCGAGCAGCAGACGATGGGCGTGAACCAGCCTACACCTGAGGGTGAGATCGCCAACGACCTCACGCTTGGTGAATACGACATCGTCGTCCTTAGTACGCCGCACAAGGCCACGTTCGAGCAAGGTCAGTTCGAGCAGGCTCAGGCTCTCAAAGAGCTTGGTCTGCCCATCCCCGACGACATCCTCATCGAACACAGCCAGCTGCACCGCAAGGGCGAGATCATCCGCGCCATGCAGGAGCAGAAGAACAGCGAGGAAGAGCAGTACAAGCTGCAGATTCAGAAGATGCAGGCAGAGCTTGAGTTGGCTAATCTCAGAGCTGAGGCCGAACGCATGGAAGCTGATGCCGCGCTCAAGAAGGCCAAGACCCAGCACGAGTCAGTCAAGGCTTCTAAGGAGCTTGAGGGCGACGACGGCCAGGCTGAGATGGCCAAGCTCGAGATGGAGATGGAAAAGATGCGCGAGGAGCTCAAGATCGAGCGCGAGCGCATGGAGATGGAGCTTGAGTTCAAGCGCCAGGAGCTTGAGTTCAAGCGCCAGGAGCTCGAGCTGAAGCTGGAAGCAACGCGCGCGACAACTGAATCGAAGCTCGAGCAGACCCAGATGATGGGCGAGGTCAAGCAGGTGCAGGCTGCGCAGCAGATGGAGCAGAGTGAACAGCAGCACCAGCAGAGTTTGGAGCTGGGCCAATCCCAGCATCAACAGGCCCTGAAGCAAGGCGATGAGATGACCAAAGCCAAGATTCAGCAAACCCGCGCCATGGCCAAGGCGAAACCGGCTTCCGCCGATAAAGGAGCAAAAAAGTGAGTGAAGCAGAAGTTGTAGATCGTGGTGACGAGGTTGTAGACCCGACTCTCGACACCCCCAAGACCCAGGTAGACGACACCCCCGTGGACAACGCGGAAGGTAAAGGCGCTGCCGGTGAGGATGATGGTGAGGACAAAGGCGCGAAGCGCGACGGTAGGTGGATCCCCAAGGATCGCTTCGACCAGGCCGTGCGCAAGGAGCGCGAGAAGCTCGAGCTTGCTAACAAGCAGCTTGCGGAGCTCCGCGAGAAAGAGCAGCTGCAGTCGAAGGCGGACGACATCGCCGAGGCGCAGAAGTGGATGAAGGAGATGGTCCGCAAGCGGAACAACCTGCTTGCAGACGGCGAGCTGGAGAAGGCAGCTGAGATCGACGACAAGATCCTGGAGGTTCAGGATGCCATCGCCGACCGACGCGCCGAGATGCGTACCGAGAAGGCCAAGGAAGCTACACGCGCTGAGGTTCAGTACGACGCAGTGGTTGCCAAGGTCGAGGCCATGTACCCGCAGATCGACCCGGAGTCGGAAGACTACGACGAAGAGGCGGTTGCTGAGGTTCGCGCGCTTATGCGTGGGTATCAGCAGGAGCTGAAGCTGTCCGCGGCCAAGGCACTCGAGCGCGCTACCAAGCGGGTTTTTGGTGAGGTGGACAAGAAGTCCCAGGAGTCGCAGGTTGACCAGGGGCTTCGCCGGAAGCAGGAGGCGGTTGCTCGTAACCTCGACGCCGCCAAGAAGCAGCCGCCTAGCACCAAGGACGTCGGTCTTGATCACGACAAGAAAGGCGGCGGTCTCGACGCCAAGACTGTTTTGCGCATGAACCGTACGGAGTTTGACAAGCTGAGTGACGACGTACTCGCTCGCCTGCGCGGCGACGAGTTGTAAGAGAGGGGGTGGGGTATGTTCGAAGAAGAGATGGGTGTAGGCCGTCCTCGGTACTACACAGGCGAAGATACCCCACCCCCGGCTAAACCTAAGCAGAGCTTGCGCGCGTCTTTGTATGGTCCGGACATGACTGACGAGATGCTTGCGCAGCAGGATTCGTACCTTGACTCACTAGGTGGGTCAATTACGCGGCAGTTACCGATGAGTCAAGGGATCCGCCGTGTCGGGCTCGACACGCGCCCAGGGTTCAACAATACTTCAGACGTGCGGGAGGCGAAACGGCTTAGTCAGTACCCAGCGCCCGCCACAGCAACACAGCCTGTACCAGGCGAGAACACTATCACTCCGAGCGCTGGCCTACGCACCCCCAACGCCGGCTTCGGCCTCAGCGGGATGGACAACTATACTGTGGGTTCAGGTGGTTTTCGTAGCGCTCCTGTAAGTCAGGGGTTGTTTACTCAGGGCTCGTTTGCTAGTGGCACGTACGCCCCAATCGGGCAGGGCTCGAGCAACTACGGCGTGCGAGGTCCATCCAGCCCGGTTACCGACAGCTCAGCACTCTACAAGACGTCGCCGTTCAGAGCTTCAGATTCGAGCGCACTTAGTTTAACTAATGAGCAAATCGCGGCTAGAGACGCAGAGGCACTTAAAGCTAAACAAGCAGCTCAGGCGTACAACGACAGAATGAACGTAGCAGCTGCACAGAATGACCGACCGTATGCGGATAAGAATCCATATCCGGCTGATCCGAGGCTATCTGCGCGACGCGACATCATTACTTGACACACTTAACTACGCCAAGCTATGCTTGGCGTAATCACATCTAGCTTGGGATGGAAAAGACAAGCCCGGTCGCTCCGTGAGAGAGCGTATTTAGCACAAGTACACTTTTTCTTTACTCAAGGAGTATCACCATGGCAATGACCAATTTTGGCTTGCTCACAGATGAACAAAAGACCATTTGGTCGATGGATCTGTGGAAAGCCGCGCGTAACTACTCGTTCGTCAACAAGTTCACCGGCAACGGCGCGAACTCGATGATTCAGAAGGTTGACGAGCTCAAGAAGACTGAAAAGGGCGCCCGCGCCGTTATCACTCTGTTGCATGATCTGGAAGGTGACGGTATCGCTGGAGACCGCACGCTGGAAGGCAACGAAGAGGCGATGCGGACTGGTGAACAAGTCATCCGTATCGACCAGCTCCGTCACGCTTCGCGGCACGAAGGTCGCATGGCTGACCAGAAGTCCATCGTCGAATTCCGTAACAACGCCAAAGACGCTCTCGCGTACTGGCTTGCGGAGCGCGTCGACCAAATGGCCTTCCTGGCTCTGTCCGGCGTCCCGTTCACCAAGAAGAACGACGGTACTGACCGCGTTGGTTCGGATCTTCCGTACCTCGAGTTCGCCTCTGACGTCACCGCCCCCACTTCGAAGCGCGTCTTCCAGTGGGATGCTACCAACGGCCTGGTTGCCAACGGCGCGATGTCCAACATCATCGCTGCTGACACCCCGACCTGGAACATGTTCATCGAGCTGAAGGCCTACGCGAAGACGAACTACATCCGCGGCATCAAGGAGAACGGCGGCGAGGAGACTTACCACGTGTTCCTGACCCCGCAAGCCATGGCTAAGCTGAAGAAGGACGCCGACTACGTCGCGAACCTGCGCAACGCGCAAGTCCGTGCTGACGGCAACCCGCTCTTCACCGGCGCGACCGTCAAGATCGACGGCCTGTACATCCACGAGTACCGTAACGTGTATCACGGCGCTCTTGGTGCCGCCAACGCCCAGGCCTGCCAGATGCTGTTCTGCGGCGCGCAAGCCCTCGGTATGGCTGACCTCGGTAACCCGACTTGGGTTGAAGAAGAGTTCGACTACGGCAACCAACAAGGTATCTCCGTGCAGAAGATGCTCGGGTTCCTGAAGCCGAAGTTCTACTCCCAAGCGCAGGGCACTACCGAAGACTTCGGCGTCGTCTCTGTCTACGTGGCCCAGTAATAAGGAGCAATCAACATGGCTTACAAACTGCAAACAACCCGTACTGCACAGTGGCCGCTGGTTGCTGAGTTCGAGTTCAACGTTGGCGACACCATCGCCAACACCAGTGGCTCGGATATCACAATCGGCACTACGGTCGCGTCGCAGGTCTTCAACGTGTGCAAACTCCCGGCCGGCGCTCGCGTCTCGGCTGTTGAGTTCTTCACCATCACTGCCTTCGACGGCGGCACCGTTGCCGCTTCGCTCGGCACCGCTGCGTCGGCTACCAAGTACGTCACATCGTCTCCGACGGCTCTGATGTTCAGCTGACCTTGGCTACCGGCACCTCCGGTAGCACAGTCGGCAAGGCTCTGGTCCGTGTCACCTTCACGATCCCGGGTCGCGCCAATGAAACCTACCCCAACTAATGGGGTAATGTTGTAAGATAGGGGGTAAGGGCCATAAGCCCTTACCCCCTTTTTCTTTAGGAGCTAGAAATGCCCAAGATGATCCTTAACCGTAACCACATCATCCGCGCAGAAGGGCGGGATGTGCAGTTCGAGAAAGGTATTCCGGTAGAAGTACATCCGTCTTTGGTAAAGCACGCGGTTGCTGCGGGTGCTGAGATGGTTGATGGTAGCAAGCCGGACGTCCTTCCGGCAGAGCGCGCCGACATTGCTACTCCGGCAGGCGAGGAGCGCAAGAAGGCCATTATGGCTAATCTGGAGAAGTTGGCTCTGCGCAACCAGCGCGGTGATTTCAACGGCTCTGGTGTCCCCGACCTCCGTCGTTTGAACCCGATGCTCGGATTCGACATCACGCGCGAAGAACGCGACGACTGCTGGAAAGAGTACCTGGCTAGCAAGGAAACCGTGTAATGACCCGAGACGACCTCGCAACCGCGTTCCGCAAAGAGATCGACGACACAGTTCGACCCTACTTGTGGTCGGATGACGAGGTCGACTCCTACATGGACGAGGCGCAGAACATGTTTGTGCGCCTCACTGGCGGGATTAAAGACGCAACCAGCTCCCTGTGTGAGGTCTCCGTCTCCGCAGGGGACGTCTTTATCTCCTACGATCCGCGTATCTTGAAGATCAGGCACGCTCAGCGTAGCGACGGCAAGGAACTTAGTATCACAGACCTGGAGGATCATCAGGATGCAGGAACACAACCGCGTCTTGATAACAACCCAGGTGCACTTCTGGGGCTTGTGCTCGGTGTGGACGATAACAACATCCGCCTGCGCCCTATCCCTGCTAGTGCAGATACAGTCAGTCTGGTGCTGCTCCGACTCCCGCTGGCACTAGATCTCTCGGAGATCCCGGCTCAACACCAGCGGTGTCTGATCGACTGGATGAAGTATCTGGCCTTCTCCAAGCAGGACGCGGAGACGGTGAATGAGACAAAGGCCTCGCAGTTCATGGACGCGTTTGTGAAGTACTGCATGAAGACGTCTGAAGAATCGCGCCGCCGCCACCACAAAGCCGGCACTGTTACATACGGAGGCATTTGATGGGTGACCGGGTATGGCGTCTATAACTTCGGCGCAAACTGGTCCGGCATCATCGACTACTACATGGGTCGGCGGTGTGGTGCCCATAGAGGGCGATAAAGTAACTATCGCACTAGGGCACGTCGTTACTATCGACGGTACCTATACGTGGGGGGACGACACCGCAGCTACTGGGGTATCTACCACCGCGGCAACAGGCGGAGGGGTCATTGTAAACGGCACGATCAGGGCGAGCCGTACGGTGTCATCCTCACTAACCGTGGTTGGTGACTTCGTCATTCAGTCGACGGGGGTCTTCGACTTCGGTACGGCTGCGGATCCGATTCCTAAAGAATACACAGCCACATTGCTGCTTAACAAATCTGCAGTCCCGGCGTCTGCGAAGTACGGCTTTATAACGATTAACGGGTCGCAGTTTTATGCGTACGGAGCCGAGCGTAGGGTAAACACGACGCTCACGTCGACAGCTGCGGCAGGGCAGGCGGTTATAAACGTGGCTGATGCCACTGGTTGGGTAGTAGGTGATAGCCTCTACCTAGCCCCCACCGGCACGTATACGCAGTATGACGAGCGTACTGTTGCGTCTATTACGCCTGGTGCAGGTACTGAGGCTTCTGTGACCTTGGCCGGGGGGAACTTGGTGAATCAGCACCTCGTTGGGGGTGCGGTCGGCTGTTTTACTCACAACGTAGTACTCAAGTCGCATGCGACAGCGACGCCTGGTTACCTGGCCCAACAGTGGAATACTACCCAGGCAGCTGACACAAGAGTGGCTCGCTACTGCCTATTTAGCCATCTGGGGGACGGGGCTAGTGCTTCGCTATATAAGTGGTCGGGGTGGGCCATAACTATTAGTGGGCTACCAACCATCAACCCGGTATCGCTACGGGACTGCTCGTTCTACACTACCTTGAACACGTTGAGCGTCGGGATCTCGATGCACTCCATACGAATCCGCCCGACCATCGAAAACATAGCTATTGCGAGCAACAATACGCGCGGGCCGATATACACCGGATCTGGGAGCGTTTGCGACTTTAGTGGCGTGGTCGTTTATAGGTCAGGAACCGCGGTGGACAGCGGGTATTCGCAAGGTGGTGTTACGTGCCGGTTCTATAACTCCAAGTTTTATGGCGCGTCGTTTAGGTCGCTGAATATGTCCGCCGCGACTGGCCCCGAGTTCCACAACTGCGATTTCGGAGCTAGTGTGGACTTCGCTACGTTCGACGCTTGCTATGGGGCCAAGTTTGTGAACTGCACCATAGGCTCCATCTTCCCATTCTCGGCGCCTAGTTCGTATCTGGTGCGGGCGTCTGGCTACGGTTCCGCCCTGGATGTGTTGTTTGATAACTGCGAGTTTCAGGCTACCCCAGTAGTTGCGACGGCGACGGGCGGGGTGCGCATACAAGATGCGTCGACGACATCACGGGTAACTATATCCGACAAGAATGGATCCCCGCTTAACCAGGAGATCTATACTCCGGGAGCGGTTATCACGCGCGATGATGCGTTCTCCAAAGACCCGTCTGGTGTATCGCTCAAGTTCGCTCCGCATAACGCATCGGCCCCCGCGTCGTTCGAGCTGGCGGTATACGCCCCTGACAATAAGCCCGTAACGGTGTCTGGTTACGTCTACGCGAACACGGCCTACGGGACCTCTTATCCGGTCACAGTCACTTTGTCCGGCCTCGGTATCGTACCGAGTACCTGGACTGAGAATACAGGCGTCCGCGATGCGTGGCAGCAGTTTATTGTGGGCGGGACAAACCAGACAGGTGCGGATGGGATGCTTAAGCTTACGTTCACCGTTCAAGGCGCGGCTGGAGGTGTATGGATAGATGGCGTGTCTGCACCCACCCCCGTGGCTGTGAATTCTGGGGAATTCGGCTACTGGAACCGCGGGCTACCCGCAGGGATTATCTCCGCTAACTACGTAGCCGCTACTGACGTTTGGAATACACAGGTCAGCGACCTAACGCTTGCTGGGTCTATAGGTGAGCTAGTCGCCGGTTACCTGGACGTCGCTGTATCCAGCCGTTTGGCTGCTCTAGGGTACACCGCTCCTGACAATGCTTCTGTGGCGGCGGTCAAGGCGAAGACAGACGGGTTAATTTTCACAGTGCCGGGGCAGGTTGACGCTAATGTCAGGGCTATGAACAGCGCAGGTGTGACCGGTGCCGGCACACCTGGGGATAAATGGCGTGGCGTTTGACGACGACTCATTCGATACTGAGTCTTTCTCGGTAACTTCGTGGCTCTTAATCGCCACATACGCGAGTACCTCGCCGGTCATTTATGTACTAACATACGATATTGATTACTACGTACGCGATAAAATAGACGGCGTACATGTTTGCGGAGACTATGTATGGCCAAGCATGACATAACAATTGCGATGGGTAAGACCCTCGTCAAGACGCTCCGATGGGAAGCGCCGCCTATTATCTACAGACCGATCACTGGTATTACGCAGTCAGCTCCAGTAACTATCACGTGCCCCACGCACGGCGTGCCGACAGGCTGGCGCGTAGCAGTCGTCTCCGTGAAGGGCATGACTGACATCAATGCTGAGAACACTCCACCTAAGGCTAAGGACTACCACAAAGCGAGCGCGGTGGACGGCGACACGCTTACTATCAACGACATTAACTCGTCTGGGTACAAGGCCTACACTACCGGTGGCTACGTGCAGTACAACACACCGGTCGACATGACTGGCTTCACGGCGCGTATGCAGATCAAGGACCGTGTCGGCGGCACCGTGCTTCTCGACGTGTCACCATACATCGCGCTAGATAACTCCGAGAAGAAGATCACTATCACTATCCCGGCAGCTATTACAGAGGCGATCACGTTCACCAAGGGTGTTTACGACCTCGAGATGGCCTCCCCGGCGGGTGTCGTGACTGAGTTGCTTAGTGGGTCGGTCGTAGTGACCAAAGAGGTGACTACGTGAGTACCGAGCTGATCATTATCGGCGACAGCGAGGTACTGCTGTCGGTTAACCCCGACTACGTCGTTGTTGACGGCGCGCCGCAAGGCGCTCCGGGGGTAGACGGCGTTACCGACCACTCTTTACTCACCGGGCGCGAGTCGGACGGCCACCCCGCCAGCGTCATTACCGTGCAGACTCCGGTTGGGATGACCGCAGCTCAGGCCCAGGCGGCTATCGAGGAGCTGCTGTCGTTCATTACCACGCACAATCACACAGACAAAGGCGGGTTGATCCCTGAGGCCGGCATCGACATCGCCAACCCCCCGTCGGACCGCTACTTGCTGTCTTACGACGCGGCTACGGGCAAGTTCAAGTGGCTCACGTCTACTGAGTATGCCCCGCAGTCCCTTACAGTGGGCGTAGGTAACACGGTCTCGGGTAATTTGGCGTCGCTGCTTACTCGCGACGATGCGGACATGCTGCTGGTACAGGAGGTTGCTGGCATCCCCGGCTACGATGTGCAGGTAACGTTTACCGGCGTACAGACGTTTAACTCGTTCCGGGCATTTATGCGCTATCAAGGTGGTGGATCGCACCTGTGCGAGATCGACTTCTGGAACAAAGACACGTTGTTGTGGGATACAAAGACGACGTTCAACAGCCAGAACGGCCTGACCGACGTTGTCGTGGTTATCGACAACCCGCAGGAGTACATAAACGCTGGTTCAGTGGCAGTGCGCTTTTATCACCCAATCACCGGTAATACGGGTGGTACACACTACTTGCACGTCGACAGCGTAGCGCTGGTTGATAGTACAACTGGTGGTGGCGGCATCACTACGCACTCAGCCCTGTCTGGGCGGCTAGATGCGGAAGCCCACCCGGCGTCCGCTATTACGTTCTCACCAACCGCAGGAATCACTTCGAACACGGCGCAAAACGCCATAGCAGAGCTAGGCACTACAAAGCTTGCCTCGACATTCGCAGACGGCTTTAGTAAGATTACGGTTGGGCCTACCCAGCCGAGCAACCCGCAACTTAACGACCTCTGGGTCGACACCAACTAAGGAGTAGTCACATGGCAGCTTATAACAAGTTCCAGGACACCGTCGAACAGATGGTCAACGGTACGCACGACTTCGACACCCACGTGTTCAAAGTCGCGCTCACGAACACCCTCCCGGTGAACACCAACACGATTCTGGCGAACATCACCCAGATCTCGGCTGGTAACGGCTACACAACCGGTGGTAACACAACTACGGTTACGCTGTCCGAGACTGGCGGCACCGCCACTGTCCAGGGTACTCAGGTTGTGTTTACCGCCTCAGGCGGCGCCATCGGCCCGTTCCGCTACGCCGTGCTGTACAACGACACCGCGGCTTCGGACAACCTCATCGCGTGGTGGGACTATGGCTCGGCGGTTACGCTGAACGACGGCGAGACCTTCACCGTCAAGTTCAACAACACCACGCCTGGCACCATCTTCACTCTGGCGTAATTGTTGTGGCTATCACTACGGTAGCCGGCGTGCTGGCGGGCCTCGGCCCGCCAGCGATATGCGTTAAAGGTGGAGGCGAGCCCGGGCACGCCATGACCTTGATGCAGTTCGTGAATAGCGGCATTACGGCCCCCCCAACAAAAACTACTACCCAGGAACCAGGTACTGACACCCTGAATGGGGCGGTGCTAGGTTCTGCTACGCCACATGCGGGCGACTTACGCACGCTGAGGTCCTTTGGAGCGTCGAGTGCGTATATAGTCGGCGCTACATGCGCGTACGACAACTCCGCTAGTCTTCCGGCGTATAAGACGTACATGGTTATAGATACCGTGTGGAGGAACACGTTAGGTTCCACTGTCGGCACCCCCCAGGTCATAAGCCACACGGCGTGGCGTAGCTCGCTGAAATGTCAGCTTGGTGTTTACATGCAGTCCAACGCGACAACAGCCTACACTCTTACGGTCTCGTACACTAACGAAGCTGGGACCCCCGGTAGAACGACCATTGCTACCCCATATCAACCATATACCTCCGCGACGACCGGGAGGTTTTTTCCGATTGCGCTACAGGGTACCGACACGGCGGTGACTTCAGTCCAATCGTGTACAGTGCTCTCGACACCGAGCAACTCTTTTGGGCTAATGGCGTACAGGCCACTTACGATTATCCCGTTTCGCCGACCTGAAGGTAGGTACGGCGGTGCGCGCCTTACGGCTTCGGCTCTGCACCTCGTTGGCAGGGACGCTATCGACGCAAACGCGTGCGTCGAAGTTATATGCCTCGGGTCTGGCGTTAACAATCCAGCGACTTTCATGTCGGTCTATTCAGCTATAGGGTGACAATATGGCAATTACTACACTAGACGGTGTCCTCGCGGGCATGCTCCCTCCGCATACGTTTGCAAAGGCACTCACGGGTACGATGGTTACCGGTCGACCGCACTCCACGTTCTACCTAGCGGGTATCCCCGGAGCGGCAGTTGCCCCCACGCCAGGCCTAGCAGGCGCGGCGCTGACTACGTACGCTGGTCAGATTCCCTTCGCTAATCCCGGGGCAGGTAATACTTACCTCGCAAACGCAACGTTCGCCGCAACAGTCGGGGGTGTGATCGTAATAGCCGACAGGCTCTGGCACAACTCGGGCTTCACGATTACCTCCACCGGCGCGCAAACGATCAACTCTGTTGCTTGGCCGGCGCGCGACCGCGACGGTTCTACTAACGGAGCCGGCGTGTACCTCGGTGTGGAGATCAGCAGCACTACTGGTTCGGGCACACCCACTATCACCGTGTCTTACACGAACAGCGCCGGGACGGCAGGAAAGAGCGGCACTAATATAAACGCCACCGTCGCATCGTCTATCGCGGGTACGTTCTACCCAATCGGTTTAGCAGCCGGCGACGTGGGTGTGAGGTCTGTGCAGACCCTCACGCTCTCTGCTACGTGGACCTCTGGCACCATGCACCTCGTGGCATACCGCGAACTTGCTCGTATCGCTATGGGGTCATCGGGTTACCCTGCAGCGATTGACGCGATTACTGGTGGTCTGCCGCGCATGTACGACAACTCCGTGCCGTTCGTCTTCTTCATCCCCGGTACTAGTACAACGAGTAACATAACCGGCGGAGTTTCGTACACTCAGGGGTAAGTCGTGGCGAAAGTAATAGGAGCGTGGCTAACGACATTCGGGTACCACCAGCCGAACACGGCTAGTAGTGCCGACGCCGACACTACTGAAAAGACGGTCTGGGAGAAGTGGCTATTCCCCCCGACAGCGCAGGCGTATTCATTTAACGCCGAGCCGGCTACGTACGTAACGACAGGCGTTCTTACTGGGCTAACTCTCGAACGTAACAACGCCCCCACCAGCTACGCCACCACTGGCGCGGGCGCGCAGACGCTTTATGGGCGAACTGTCATAGCTGAATCTGGGGCCCTCACGCTCACTGGCGAGGTATCCGAGTACGCGCTAGGTAAAGCGCTCGTCGCCTCTCCCGCGGCGTATAACATCACAGCCCAGCCGGTCGACGTCAAGCGCGAGGCGCAGGTAAACGCCGCCAGCACTAGCGTCGCCTACACAGGTGCGGCGGCGATAACTGCGCGCGGATACGTCGTTAACTTCGAGCCAGGTGCATATGTGTACAGTAGCGGGGCGACTACGACGTTCGCGACGTGGAACCCGCTAGATAAGCACGCTTCGTACACGCTGTCGAACGGTAACCGCACCGCGGCGAAGCCAGCCAGCGGCACTAACGTCTCCTTACGCGCGACGCTACCTAAATCCACTGGTAAGTGGTACTACGAGTTTACTTGGGGACTTAATAACATCGGTTCCGACGATGGTTTGTTTGCACTCGCTAGCGCGGCAGCGAACGTACTGAACACCTACCCAGGCTCGGTGGCAAATACAGTACTAGTTACCAACAACCCCACTAGGTACGCTAGCTCTAACCTGACAACGCAGGATCCTGCGTTTCTCTTGCGGCCGTTTACTAGTTCCGTCGGTACAGTGTTCCGAGTAGCCATTGACATGGACGCGAAGAAGGCGTGGATCGGTGACAACGTAGGGTGGATCGGCGACCCTGCAGCAGGCACGAATAACACTATTCTGTGGACCACGGCTATCACAGACATGTGTATTGCCGGGCGGCAGTATTATGGGAATACTAACGTCACGCTCAATACGGGCCAGGAAGCGTTCACCTATACTGTTCCGTCGGGGTTCAACGCCGGTTGGTATGAGCCAGGTTTCGGTGGCGCAGAGCTGGATCTGAACTATCTTGTAAAGGCCGACCCAACTGCCCTGGCGGCTACCGGCGCCGCAGCTCAGACTCTCAAAGGCTATTACGTCAATGCCGTAGCCAGCTCCTACTCAGTAGGCGGCGTGGCCGCTACGACCGTACGCGGGAAGTCCGTAGACGCGGCCCCCAGCTCGTACGCACTCACCGGCGCGGCTAGCGAGTACCAGCTCTCCAAGTCCTTGGTAGCTGCGCCAGATGTGTACGTGCTTACTGGAGCTGCAGCGACTACGCAGGCTACGTTTGAGGTTAACGCAGCTCCGGATGCCTACGCTCTTACAGGCGCCGCGGCGACTACGACCAACGAGCGGGTACTAGTATTGGCTCCGACTACCTACGACGCGACTGGTAACAACGCCGAGCTTGTACCCGACCAACCCAACCCAGTGCTCGTGGCTGACTCCGGTGTGCTCGCTGTCTCCGGATCACCGGCGATTGTGGCTAGGGCTAGCAACTTCACAGCCGACTCAGACGCGTATGCCATAACCGGCGTACTAAGTACCGCGCTACTTGGCAGGGCTACGCTCGCGGATCCGACGGCGCTCTCAGTTACCGGCGCAGCGGCTCAGACGCTCACAGGTCGCGCGGTCAACGCCGCGCCGACTACGTACGCAGCTACCGGCGTAGCGAACAACTTCCTGCGCGGTGTTTCGGTCATAGCCTCGGGCGGCAGCTTCGTGGTAGCGGGTGCCCCCGCTACTACGGTCCGTGCTACGTACGTCAATGCAGCTCCCTCCGCAGTAGCGTTTACGGGAACCGACGTAACTTTCGACAAAGGCGTAGTGATGAACGCCGCCCTTGGCGCGTATAACAAGTTCGGGGTGGCTTCGTTTGCTACGAGTACAAAGGCCGTTGTTGCAGCGCCCACTACAGTTACGGTCTCTGGGTTCTCGGCTACAACGACTTCGCAGCGCCTCGTTATCGCTTCTCCAGGCACGCTCAATTTCTCGGGTGTGGCAGGCACCATGCAGCGTGGTGTGTCTATGGTTGCGGGGCCGGATGGTTATGCTACGACGGGCGTCGATGCCCAGTCTGGTCGTTCCCGGGTAGTGCCGGCAGATCCGTACACAGGTGCGGTTATCGGTGCGCCGGTCAGTATGTACCGCGCCCTGCATGTGGACGGCCAGTCTGGGGGGCTGACTCTTACAGGCTACGAGACTACAATGAACGTTGGTGCCTTCGGCACCATGTGGGTTTGGACAGGCTCTGGCTGGGCCATGGCAGCGCCGAAGCTGGCCAGTACTGACCAGCCGGTGCTCGTCAAGTACTGGGATGGCACTGACTTTAGACAGGTGAACACGCTATGACGACTAAGCTCTACGAGTTGCGCGACGGAGATACGATTCTCCGGCAACAGTATTTTACGAATCCCCCAGGCGAAGGTTGGTACGAGATCGGAGGCACGCCGGTACCCACCACACGCGAGGAGAAAAAAGCCGCGCGTGAGACTGCCGTCGAGGCTATCGTCGTCGAGGTAAACGGCAAACAGTTCGACGGCGACGAAGTCTCGCAAACACGTATGGCAAGAGCCTTGGTGGCTATGAACGCCGCGGGCATCATCGAAGTGCCTTGGACTTTAGCGACTAACGAGACAGCCTTGGTTAGTACGCTCGAGCTCACTACAGCCCTGTTGATGGCTGGGCGCAGGCAGACTGAGCTATGGGCTATATAACCAACGTCCTGATAGCGGTCGATCAGCTCGCCAACGCTCTCCTAGGTGGCAAGCCTGACGAGACGCTGAGCGCTTATTCACACAGAAAGCAAGATTGGCGGCGAAAAGTCATTAATTTCCTCTTCTTCTGGCAAGACGACCATTGTAAAATGGCGTATATGTCCGAGCGCTTGCGCCGCCACCTACCTAAGGACTATGCTGATGAGTGAAGAGCGTCGACAAAACTGGCCTACCAGTGTAGATACAGAGTTTTGGCAGCGGCTTAACAACCATATGCTGAAAGAGGAGCTCCGAGAAAAAATGGACGCTAATCGATTAGACGCCATTGAAAGCGATCTTCAGCCGCTAAAGAAGATGTACTGGGCGGTTATAGGGTCCGGCGGTGTACTAGGGTTTCTCTTGATGACTCTCCTGTTCATCTACAACGCGGACAGGGAAACTATCAAAGGTATGCAAGAAATCCTGTACAAACAAGGTACGGCTATCGAGAAATTGATTCAGTCCCACGGGGAGCTGGAAAAGGATTACAGGCGTGACATCGAACGAATCGAACGTAGTAAGCATTGAGGGCTGTACGGAGTGTTTCCACCACGTGAAGGCGTATGGAGAGATTCAGTGCTTGGCCATGCGACTACCAAAACCTGCGAAGTACATGCGGCACGAGCTGTCAGACTGCGGCCCGACGATGAAGATGTTTGACCCCAAAGACAAATTGTATTCGGAGTATCAATAATGGCACCGATTCTCGCAGCCCTGGCCTCGAAAGGCCTCAATCTCATTTACGACGCCGTTTCTAAGAAGGGGCAGGAGTTTGTCGAGGAAAAACTCGGCGTGAAGCTCAAGCCCGACATGAGCGATGAAGACGCGCTGAAGTTGAAGCAGATCGAGTTTGACAACGAGGAGAGCCTCCGTAAGTGGGCCCTGGAGAACCGCAAGTTGGACATTGAAGAAACCCGCATCTACCTTGACGACGTGGCTAAGGCGCGACACATGCAGGAGGTCGCTCTCGGTCAGGCTGACGTCTTCGCCAAGCGGTTTATCTACTACGCAGCCATCGGTATTCTGCTGTTCTCCGGCGTCTACATCACCGCAGTTACTTTCATGCCGATCCCAGAGTCGAATCTGCGCTTCGTGGACACGGTGCTAGGTTTCGTCCTCGGTACGCTCGTGTCTACTGTTGTCTACTTCTTCTTCGGTTCTAGCCGCCAAAACAAGGCGAAAGATGACTCGATTGCCGCGATGGTGAAGGAGCTGGGCAAATGACGCTCGGAGAGCATCAGGAACGCTTTGCGGAGGACTTCGTTCAACTGCTGTCCTTTGCGATGGCGCAGGGGTACAAATGTCGGATCGGTGAGGTCGAGCGCCCGCTGGCGATGCAGAAGATTTATTTCGATACTGGACGCAGCAAGACGATGGACAGCCGGCACTTGAAGAAGTGCGCCGCGGACGTTCACTTCTTCAAGGATGGGCAGATCTGCTACCCGCAGGAGCTCGGCGACTTCTGGGAATCTCTGGATCCGAAGAACTCGTGGGGAGGCAACTGGACCAGCTTCAAGGATGGCCCTCACTTCGAACGGAGAGCGTAATGAAGAAGTTCGGTAAGTTCCTGGGTATGCGCAACGACGTACCAGCCGAGAAGTTCACGGAGAAGGACCTCGCCGCTACACTTAACGTGGATCTGGACGACGAAGGCACGCTGTCCAGCAGAGACGGCACTCGCACGATCCTGCCTGGGCAGGCGCACAGCGTCACCTCGTATGGAGATCGCTTGATCGGCGTCGTCGATCAGGACCTCTGCGAAGTCTTCGACGACGGTTCGTCCGTTGTCCTGGCCCCAGGGGCCATCGTCGGCTCGAAGCTCAGTGCCGTAGAGGTAGAGGGCGCGCTGTACTGGACTGACGGCGTCATCACGGGGGTCCTCCGCGGCATGACCGTGGAAACGTGGGGCTTGGATACACCTAAGCAGGCGGTACTGTCAGAAGTCAGTGGCTCTTTGCGCGAAGGCACCTATCTTGTCTCATCCGTCGCCGTTCGCGGGGTAGAGGAGTCCGGGGCTGCACCCTACGCCGCCATCACTGTAGCGGCTAACGCCGGTATCCAGGTAGAACTTCCAGTCGTTGCCGCGGATTACCTCGATCTGTACATCTCTGACACTAGCGGCGCTGTCCCTTACTTTTACGGGCGCTACTCGCCGTCTGGTGGCACTGAGATCATAACTGAGCCTGTGGTTACTTCCAGGGCGGTGCCTAATCTACGAATGGGCCCAGCCCCCTACGGCAGCAAGGTGTTTTACTTCGCCGGCCGGATTTGGGTCGTTCGCGACCGATTTCTGCTGTTCTCGCAGCCGTACCAATATGGCTTGTTTGACAAGGCCAACGGCTACGCTACGATGCCAGCGAGAGTCCGCATGGCGGTCCCGGTAGATGACGGGATCTTCATAGCCACGGACTCACGTACGTACTTCCTCGCTGGGCGGGACCCAGCTACGGCTAGCTTCAACGAGGTGGCTAATTACGGCGCCGTAGCCTGGTCAGACTCAGTTGTGGACAGTAGCATGGTAGGTAAGGAAGGGGTGTCCGGCACCGCCGTTATGTGGGCAACCAACAACGGGGTGTGTTTAGGTACTAATGGTGGTAATCTCAAGAATGTTACAGGGTCGCGCTACGTACCTAAACAAGGTAGAATCGGAGCAGCGGTGTTCAAAAAGACGCAGACTGCGTCACAATTTGCGGTATCCATATTCACGTAAGGAGTAATCATGGCGCTGACTCTCTCAACTAAGCTGGTCAACGACCTCATGACTGCTGGGTCGTTCAAGACGCTGCTTGAAGACGTTTCCGGTGGTAGCGGGTTCAAGATCACTGTCTACTCAACAACTCGCCCCGCGTCTGCAGACACCGCCCCGGGTGGAACTCCGCTGGTTACGATCACCGCGGCTGGCGGTCTCCCGCTCACGTTCGACGCTACGGCGACAGCAGGTGTGCTCCTCAAAGATCCAGCTGAGACCTGGTCGGGTACTGCCGCAGCTACCGGCACTGCTGTGTGGTTCCGTGTCTCACGCTTCAGTGAAGACGCCACGATCACCAGCACTACGCTGCATCGGTTCGACGGTTCGATTGCTACCAGCGGTGGTGATATGAACGTCGGCTCTACCTCCATCGTCAGCGGCGCTCCGTTCCTCGTCACGGCCGGCTCGTTCACGCTGCCGCAGGGTTCGGTGTAAGTAAATGGCTAACTTCACGTACGGTAAAGCGCGCGCGGAGTTCCTTACTGGTGACATAGACTACCTCGCGGACACTATAAAGGTGTGCCTTGTATTGGGGACAACCACCCCACCCAGTGAAGGCGTGCAGGATCCTACGTACGCTGATATATCAGCAGGCGTCGTGGGTACGCCTGTTGCGCTGGCGAATAAATCAGTAGTAAGCAGCTCGTATGCAATAGCGCGCGCTTCCAATGTCACGTTTACCGGCTTACCTAGTTCGGGGTTTGCGTACTACCTTATTGTGTACAAAGATACGGGCGTAGCCAGCACATCGCGGCTTATAGTTCGCATTGATTCAGAGCTAATTACGAGCCCCTCGCCGCTACCACACGAACTCAACGGGTTCGATTTGGTTACGCAGTGGATTAACGGCGACGTGTTTTACCTGTAACCATGGCCAGTTTTGTCTATCAGTACGGCCGCAACAACTGCGCGTACTACCCCACGTACTGGACTAATCCGGCGACTGTATTCGGCTGGTTTGTGGACGCGTCGTACAATGTAAGTGATGGCGCCACTACCATAGACTGGGCAGGACTCCAGGCGCTTAACTCTGGGTACACCGGGGAGACAGTAAGCGCGACCATTACTGGGCGTAGTTATTCCCAGGCGGTGGACCCGCTAGACGCCGACTACACTAGGTCGACGTTCAAGGTGTCCGGGCTGGGTGTCGGCGCAGCGAGTGCGTCCTTCGTTCCGGCATACCTCATAGTCGCCGACGTAACTGGTAACCTTTTTGCGTGTTTCGATCTTCTTGAGGGTGTCTCGCAACTCTCTACATACTCCGGCTCGGAGGATTTCGGCGTGTGCTGGCCGGACGGGCTCGCGTGGCACGCGAGTTATTACACGGCTACTCCGTTCAGTACTTTCTTGTATACAAGCGGTGCTTACCCAGCTAATACAGCTCCAAGCGGCGGGACGAGTGTATATGAAGCGAGTTACAACGTTTCGGTATTGTGGGACGGCACAGACGGTAGCGTTCTGTACAGACTGGTCCCGGCCGACTATAGATTACCTAATCGGTTTGCCTTAAGCTCTTCTAGTACCTACATAGACGCGCTTAACTATGCCTTTAGCGGCACTACCGCTATCTCTGACGGCACCGGCACGCGTACAACAGTCGGGAGTAACCCAGCAGAGTACCGAACTACCACCATAACAATACCGTCTGCGAATATAGCGTCGGCGTTTACGTGCGCAAAAGTCCTCGTGTATTCGTACTTCGCCACACAACTAGTGGCTGCTATAGACGTTCCAGATACCGCTATAGCGACCGGTTCCGACGCGCGGCTGGAATACGCGGGTACGAAGGTTTTGTCGTTCACCAATTACTCGGACGCCGCAGCGTTTGCCCCTGCGCCAGCTCAGGGTGGGCCGAGTACTGTTGAGCCGGATTACCTTCAGCTTAGGGACGCGATCACAGGCCTCCTTCAGCCCGAGCCGTCGTTCAGAGTCTTGGGCCTGGTCGCGCTATGGACTCCGTACACATACACAGGTGCTCCCGCAGAGCTTCTGCATAACACCGGTGAAATCGTAGCAGAGATCCCCGCTGTCGAAGCCGCCCTCGTCGGCGGGCCGTCGCCGTACGTTGTAGCTGAGCTGAATAAACTACGAGCAGATATGCGGGCAGAGATGTTGCCCATATTCTCTGCTGAAGTCGAGGCCAAGCTACCGCTAGCTAGTGCCGCGTTGGCGGCGACGACGAATGCAATAGGGGCTAATCTGCCTGTGCTGCGCAGTGCACTAACTGCCGCGTCGGGTACTGCAGCGGTTGTCTCTGCGAGGCTTACTACGACGTCAGCGTCGTTGACGTCCCAGGCTGGCGGGTTAGTCAGTATCTCTGCGTCTATCCCGCGACCGACCGCCGATATTCGAACCGTTACCGGTGTGGGCGCGACGATAGCTGGGCGCATCACTCGCGTGCGCTCTAGCCTTACCGGCTGGGTGGTGAACCAAGCTAGCATCGCCTCGGAGCTGCCCAGCTACCGGGCCGTACTTGCGGGAGTCAGTGGTGTCAATGCCGTAATCACCCCCGCTCTTACTCGCCTGGAGGCATCGCTCGAGGACGCGCCGATAAGTGGCACTACGTTCGTAGCTACGTACGTAGTTAACACTCGCTCGTTCGCGGTTACTGAGTACGGTAACTACGACTTTACGTCTTACACCAGGCTTACAGACGGCGTGTATATGAGCGGTCCTGACGGAGTCAGTAAGATCGACGGCACGCAAGACGTGCTACTCATCGACACTGGTGATCAGATAGACACAACTACGGCCCCCATCCCATGCTCATGGACGACGGGTAACGTCGATTTCGGCAGCGTGCAGCAGAAGCGTGTGACGGATATCTACTCGTCTGTTACCGGCGATGGAGACATTGCCGTGACGGTGTCCGCTGACAAGGGCGACCCGTATGAGTACAGATCTGCAGACTTCGACGCCGCCAGTAACAAGGAACGGCAGATTCAGGTTGGTAAGGGGCTAAAGGGTAGGTTCTGGACATTCACGTTCGCCAAGGACGCTCCGTTCGTGCATAATGATAGCCACGTAGCCGTGGTAGACCTGAGCAGGAGAGTGTAATGGCGAATACAACACCGTCCCTTACTGGCGCGGAGAAGATCCAGACAACCGCCCTCGAGTACATCCTGCAGGCGCAAGACCAACTTAACGAGTTTCTCGGCAATGTCAGTCAAGCCGCGCTCGATATGCGCGAAGACGTCGAGCAATTCAGCTACCTGTTTGACTACGCGTCACCGGCCCTTCCGACGTTCCGCGCTAACGAAATTACTTCTGCGCCGCCGGCCCCCACGAACGTCACCATCAGTGCCGGTGGGTTCGATTCTACGCTCCAGCAAGACGCTGTACCGGCGCTTGTTACCGGCGCAGAGCCCGGGCCGTTTACAAAAGATGCCCCCAGTATCGGCACGTACGACTTCCCAGACCCGCTTGCGGCGCTCACGGCGGTTGAGCCGACGCTGAACTTCGAGAACGCGCCTACGCTCTACGACCCCGAGAGCATCCCCGTTCCAGTCATTTCAGAGACATACATCCCGGTTATGCCGATACCGGAGATCCCTACGCTTGAACTCGATACCGAGCTGGACGTGGCTATCCCGGTCATTCCCGACTTCTCATACAGTGAGCAGATGTACACGTCTGAGCTGCTGCAGAACACAAGCACGAAGCTGATGTACGACATGCTTAACGGCGGCTACGGTATCGAACCCGCGGATGAGCAGGCCCTGTGGGCGCGTGCGCGAGAGCGCGAGTTCCGCAACCTCGACGCCAACGTGCAGGAAATCATCCGTGAGAGCGCAGCCAAGGGCTTCGTAGCCCCTACTGGTGCTCACTCCGCCCGCATCGCCGAGGCACGCCGTGTAGCTACGGAGAGGATGAGCGACTTGTCCCGCGATATCGCCACCAAGCGCGCGGATATGTACGTGGAGAACCGCAAGTTCACCATCCAGGAGTCGCAGAAGCTGGAGGGGCTGCTGTCTAATATCTATGGCTCGTACATGGAGCGCATGCTCAAGGCAAAGACCGCCACCATTGAGATGGCCGCAGCGGTCTACAGCATCAAGAGCGCTGAGTTCAATTCGAAGGTCGCCAGACTGAAGGTCCAAGCAGATGCGTACGATACGCGGCTCAAGGCAGCTCTCGCCCCCATCGAGGCTGCGAAAGTGCGCCTTGAGGCGGCTAAGCTCGAGTCCGGCATCAAGAAGGACCAGATAGAGATCTACACAGCGCGTGTCAATGCGGCTGCGCAGTTCGTCAACATGCAGCGACTGCGGCTCGACGCATACGTCGCCAAACTGCAGACTGAGAAGTCCAAGCTCGAGATGTACAAGCTGCAAGTCGAGGCGTACTCCGCGAGGGCCCAGGCCAAGAGCACAGAGCTTCAGGCGTATAAGGCAAGGATCGAAGGCGACGTCGCTCGCATCAACGGCTATGAATCGGAAGTGAAGGCATACGGCGCGCTTGTAGACGTGTACAAGACGCGGGTGCAGGCGAAGGTTGCTGAGGTCGACTCAGTGGTCAAGTCGAACGCCGGCAAGGTCCAAGCACTTGAGGGGCGCATCAGCGCGTACAAGGCCGGTATTGAAGCGCAGTCCTTGTCTGCCAAGGCGCAGATTGACGTCTACCGCGGTCGCGTAGATGCGTGGGCGAAGAACGCCGAGATCGAGCTGCAGCGTCGTGGTCAGGAGTATGACTACAGCAAGCACGAGCGTGAGGTCGCTATCCGTAAGGCTGATGCCCGTATGAAGACAGCTATCGAGAAGTACCGCGAGATTCGCGAGTCGAACACCGTGTTGATGCAGTACAACGACAAGATCGCTTCGTCCATGCTCCAGTACATGAGTGGGTTGTTCAAGCAGGCTGTGGGTATCTCGGCAGAGATCAAGTCGCTGTCTGGCACCAGCTCTGCGCAGACTAACCCGTAATATGCCGGAACGCAGATATATCGCCGCCGGTCGGGGGGACATGGAGGCGTGCGTTTTGGCCGACGGAATGACGCTAAACGCGGATGACGACGGCGATTACCGCCGGCTGCTGAGCATAAAAGGGCCCGACCATACCAGGAACGTGGTTGTGTCTATGGAGGACGATACAAAGACTGTCCAAGTTATAAGTGACCTGACTATTCTGTACGTAGGCAGAACTCACGTTGTACCGAAGACTGGGTCATGGTATGGCGACGCTAATAAGTTTACAGCGACGCACCATGAGTATTCGCCGGGGGCGTTTCGCAGACGTTCTTTGGCGATCAGCGCCTCGGGCGGCGGCGTAACTAAGTACTCATTCACAGACACCGACCGCATAGGGTATTTCAGTCATCATTGGGTTAGTAAAGACATATATGTGTCGTCACACTTCGGTATTCGGGATGGCTCTAGGAACACCGTCGGTGAGTACAACTTAGGAAAAGACGCGGCTGGCACTATTACATATTACGGCGCACCGAAGATTTTAGTTAATGGGCAGGAGCCACTTACTTTGTACGTAAATCCTGCGCTTACTGTGCAGCCCATGACAGCTGTTGTTGGGTACGTAGACAATAAGCCGCAACCAGGCGGGGCTGACGAGATTCCTAGCGGAATGCAGCGGGTTTTGCACGTATTCCATAATTTCTCCGGCACTACGTTCGTCCAGGCTGTTCTGCGGATCGAAGATACAAAGGTAGTGCGGGCGTTCTACGATCAATACACAATAAGTGCCCCGAACGTTAGTACGGTATACGCGTCCAGTCGCTACTTCGAATACAACCCTGGTGAGGATAGGTTAGGGCAGTCTATAGCTAGGAACCACTACGCGGGGTTCTTTGCCGCAGGCCCTGTCGGCGCGCCTGATGGGTCGTTTACAATAAAGCGACTTATCGCATCTGACGCCACATCTGAGCTAGCGGTATCCCCGCCTAACTCTGTGTTCCCTAACCCAGTCACAGAGCGGGACGTTGTGTTCAAGAATAACGACCCGCTAACCAGTCCAGAATCGCCGCCGCTCCCCACAGGTGTTACATACCATGGATACTCCAGGGGGGAGCTGCGGTACATAAAGAATGTAGGTGGGGTGATCACTACCCAGTCAGGGCGGAAGATAGTTGTACCGTCTAATGCTTCGCTATTTTACGGCAATGTAGACGCGGAGATATACGGATTTATAGCGACTGTAAATACAGGCACGGTGACTACGACTATGTTGGAGTCGTCTACTACGTACGTAGGCTCCGGCACAACGACTACCACGCTATACATAAGCACCCCTAGTCAGCTAATAACGGCCAGCCTTGGGACGCTCAGCGGCAACGTAAACATTACGTCAACGGTGGGTCACGGGAATCCAAATGCACCGCCGGATGTATCGACTACCCCTTACACGGGGCCGGGGGCGAACTTCGGTCAGTTGCCTACAGTGGCGACCAATGATTTCGGCGTGTACATCGGAAACTACAGCACGCTGAGAGATTTTGCAGCTAACCGTGCCGGGAGCATAACCACTAACGCCAGGTTTTACACGTCTGTCGCCGAGGTGGACCGCCCACTCGGCTGGGACAAACCATCCGGGGGTTGCGCGAGTATCGGTGTATCCGCAGATGGCGAACGTATGTTGGTGTGTGTGGCTAACTTGGCCCATAGTTGGGTTGCTAAAGAGTTTATACCGGCGTCTAATCAAGGATCCGTATTTTCCGGGGGTACTACGTTATCTGGTGCTGGATCTACACCGGTCAAAGCGTTCTTTCAGCTATCCGGTAGTGGGTGGACGCGGTATGACATTAAGGACGACAGGACGCAGTTGTTCGGCGTAGTCGACCCCTCGAAACCGAAAGGTAGTCCTGGGTACTATGCCCAAGGTGGCCCCGACGATGGATCGTTCGTATTCGAAGAGATGGCTTGTATCTACGTCCCGTGATATATAATGCCTCAGTAACCAGGAGATAACGCCATGTCGCTCGTCAAAGGCCCAAAGGGCGTAGATAAAGTCCCCGCGATGCTTACAGCAGGCGAGGCTGTGCTGCCTGTCAAGACAGTCGAAGCGATGGGCGGTGCCAAGGCAGTCGAGCGGCTAATCGCTGAGACCAACGGCAAGAAGCCGGGCGGTGTGTGGAAGGAAGTAAAGCTCGGCGGCGAAAAGCGTCTTCACGCAAATGAGGGTGTGTTTCTCGACCCTGAAGAGTTTCTCAAGCACAACTCCCCAAATCCGACCGGCTCGCCGATGGCGGGCGGCACAATGTCTGGTGGACTCGAAGGTAGGCCTTCCGCAGTCAGAGCTAGAGAATTGGCTAGAGGTGCAGTCGGACCGATGATAGCGCTGGACCTCGGTGCTAAAATTGCCGAGGACGCTGGTAAGTACAAGTTCACTCCGGAGGCTGCTAAGCAGACGTTCGCCCCGCCTGGTTTCATGGAGGCGGTGTACGACATAGGTTCTGCAGGCGCAGGCGTCTTTGACGATATTGTTAGGGTGGGTAGTTTTGGTAATTTCGACGCTGGACTCCGCAGGCAGCTAGACAAACGCATTAAGGATATCCACGGCGAAGGGGCATTTGTTAAGCCCGCCCCTCCTGCTACCCAAGCTACCCAAGCTACCCAAGCTACCCAAGCTGCCCAAGCTACCCAAGCTGCCAAGCCCGCTGCCGATGAGAACCCGTACGACGACGCTACACTCCGCTTGATGGAAGGCGCAGGCGTACCTAGTGACGCCATAAAGCGGTACGTCAACACCGGGCATGGTGATCCTAACAAGACGTCAGGGATGATCCGCGTCGGTAACTCGCTGCATGGCGATGGTACGGATCCAGAGTTGCGGGCGAGGTACAAAGCAGAGGAGGCGCGGCGAATCAGTGACCTTGAGGACGAGAACAAGGTTCGTCGGCTTGGTATGGCCAAGTGGGACCCGCAGATTGCCAGAGAGCTCGCTGCAGAGCAGTATGCCATGCGCGTCGCTTCGGCTAAGGGCTCTAGTGACGCGCTCTCAAAAGCGGCTGACGACGCGCGCGCGCTCAAGCAGGGTAACAGGACCCATGTACTTTCGGTGTTGGAGCGCATGAAAGTAGCGCCGGAAGTTGCGGCCAACACCATTTCGTCGCACGTTTCTGGTCTTCAGGAGCAGTGGAACAAAGCTCAAGCTGCCGGTAATCAAGCGCAGATGGCGCAGATTGCTAAAGAGATTGGTACGTATGCCGACGTGGCTCCGGATGGCAGGACGGTTGTTCCTAAAGATCTTGCCGACTTCGCTGACAAGCCGCATATCCTCGCGCGTATAGCGCAGCAGCAGGGGAATAGTGCCGCGGTCCGCGAGTTCATGGCTAACCCCGACGATAACTGGGCCAAGTTCTGGGGCGGTGCTGCCGCTTTGGGTGCAGCCGGTGTTACGGGCGCGGTCGCGCTGCGGAGAGGTAAGTTCAAGCAGGCCAAAGAAGCGTTTACTAACGCCAAAGGTATTGCCAAGGCATGGCAAGGAGGTAAAGCCGCTGTCACCACTGCGGCCCCAGTTGCTGCTGGCGCGGTGGCGGGCCTCGCGGCGCATGAGGGAGTTCGTAGCTACAGAGACACGCTGCCGGTGCACTTGCCCGACTCGCAGAACTACGTCGTTATGCCTGATCCGAACAATAAGGATAAGCTCGTCGTGCAGTTGCCGAACGGTAATACAATAGTCGCTCCGAAATCGCTTCCGGACATACTGAAGAAGCAGATGAACACCGACTTGCCAAGGGAGTAAATATGGCTTCTCTCCGCGACTACCTCAGTGCCGGGGCCGAGTACAACAAGCTTCTTACCCAGCAGATGGGGGCGGAAAGAGCAGACACCGCCACACCTTACATAGCTCCAGCAGAAGAGCCTGTAGCTTACCCGTCACTTATTGACGAGGACGCTGTACTCAAGCAGGAAGCAGCGGCCAGCACACTGCCTGGTAAGGGGTGGGAGAGCGCTAACTATGGTGCTATTGGCGCTGGTGCGGATGTGTTGGCTACCACCGCGGAGCGGCTGACTAGCAAAGAAAACCCCATCGTGCAGGGGCTTCGTACGTTCCAAAAGCAACAGGCACATAAAGCCTCACTGTTTAACGTAGATACGTCTGTGTCCAGCTTCACGGAAGCTGCTGCGCAGGGTAAGCTGACTGACTGGCTCGCGTTCAACTCTGGTTCAGGCGCGGCGTCGATTGCGCAGATGGCCGGTGGCGGGCTCGCGACCAAAGCTCTTGCTGGTAGAGCCATGCCCGGGGCTGCAGCCGCGTCGTTCTTGCCGCAGACTGGTGGCAACCTCGCCGCCATGCGCGAAGCAGGCGTCGATGCTACTGATAACCTCGGCACAGCGGCGGCGGCTGGTCTGGCCCAGACTGCTCTTGACTACGTTCCGCTTGCCGCAGGCGCTAAGTGGCTTGCTAAGCCATTCACTCAGGTTGGGCGTACCACGCTCGGCGTGTCTGCAAATCCGGTTACGAACGTCGTCGCGCGTGGTGCGCAAGCGGGTGGTGCAGCCATCGGTGTAGAAGGCCTCACTGGCGGTGCCCAGAACGCTCTTGAGCAGGGTGCCGTTCAGTACGCCGAGACGGGAGAAATCGACCCCAGCCGGTTCGACGTAAAAGAGCTCGTTGACTCCGCAGCTGCCGAGGCTGCAGGTGGAGTTGGTATCGCCGGTGCGGGCGGCGCTGCACGCGGTGCTGCCGAGAGCGTAATTGACGCGTCGAATAGCACGCTCGACTTCGCCAAGCAGGGCGCCAAGACTCTGGACGAGAAGCTTCGCTCGTCTACTACGTACGATCTTCTGCGGGCATCGGCTATTGACACCTTCGGGGCTATGAAGGAGCGGTTTGCGGCGTTCAGAGAAGATCCATCGATGGACGCAGCTAGTGCTGCTGCTATTGACTTCGCCGAACGTGCAGGCGCTACTGCGAGGGCGGCTGGCGCCGCGGCTAAGTACGACACGGAAGCCATCAAACCTTTCCTGACCAACTTCGCGTACGACATCCTCGATACCAGCGGCAAACGTGCGAAGAAGGTTATCGGACTCATCGGTGACGAGCAGATCGACCCTGAGGTCCGCCTCGCTGGGCTCGAGTTCATCCTCGACACTATGGCTACACACGCCAAGGACGAGAAGCTGCGCACGCACTACGCGGGGGAGCTCGCGGCGTTCCGGGAGAAGCTTGCAGCTGGTGACGATCTCACCAAGATGCTTGCCCACGCCGGTAAGCAGATGGATGTGTTCACTCGCTCCGTCAAAGGCGACGCAGCCGGTAAGTTGCGCGAAGCTATTCAAATCCTGGTGGCTGAGAAGGCTAAGAGCACGCCGAAACAGTCTCTCAACACCACTGTGCTGCCGACCACTACGCGGTATACAGACGAGGGTATGACGGACCGCGAGGCTATTGACGCGGACCTCGCTGTACGGCGCGATTTGCGAACTGGTGGTAAAGACGATGTTGATAATGACCCTGCTATTGGTCAGACTCTCCCGCTAGTTCCGCGCGAGCGGGACGATATTGAGTACGGCCAGGCTCCGGTCACGGCCCAGCGGCTGGTCGAAGAAGAGTCTTGGAGTAATCCAGACCTTCATGAGTCGCTGCCAAACTTCCAGACAGAGCTCGCGAACAGTATCAACCAGGTCTTTGAGTTCCGCGGACCTGAGGGAGACGCTAAGCGCAACGAGCTTGCAGACCTCGGGTTGGCAGCGCCGCAACTCACTGGTATCGTGACCAGCGCACTGTCGTCGCTACCTGAGTTGGAGCAGCAGCTGCGCCGTGTCGCGGCCAAGACGCCTGCTAAGTACGGAACTATCCGCAGAGCGGAAGCCGTTCGCAAGGCGAATAAGAACCGACCGCCGAATACGCAAGCGTATACCGTTGATTCGTTCCCGTGGACCGAAGGGGACGACGACTACGTACCATACGGCGACGCGTTTAATGACAAACAGCGCGAGCAACTACAGACGGCTATCGAAGTAGCCACGCATCAAGCGTTCAACAAGTCCATGCCCAAGTGGATGAGCGCGTCGCTTGTTGCGCAGGTAGAGAACTCTGCTAATTCCCGGCAGATGGCAATTAACGACTACGTCGACAATCTGTATAACACATACGCCGATCCAACCGCTACTGCCGCAGCCGCAGACCAAGAATCGGCATACGTGCGTATGCCAAATCAACGCAGCGTGCTCGACCCTCAAAGCGAGGCTCGTGTTCGCCAGCTCATCTCCAAGCTCGATCCGGAGATCCAGAACCGCGTACTGGACGCGCTTCGCGTCCACCATGCCAAACGCACTACAGAGGACCGCTCCAAGAAGAGTACTCCGCTAGGTGAGGTGGTCAGCGAGAACGCCGCCGGGCAACATCTTGGCTACGACCTGGACGACGACGAGCGCGTAGATACCGAGGCTGGAAATACTTCCTCAGAAGCTGCCGATATTGTCAGTGATGGTGGCGTCGACTTCGATCTGCGTAACACCGTGCCGTCTGCGCTCATCGGTGCTAAGCTGCCGCAGATCGCTCGCGCGGTTACTACCACTTCCGCTACGGTCGGCAAAGCCGGTAGTAAGGCCGCGCAGGCACGATATAACGACCTTGCTTCGCTGGCTACTGTGTCTGGATACCAGCTCGTGAACCGTGTGATTCCGCCGAGTACCAAAGCGTACGACCGCCGCAAGTCCATGTTCACCAAGCTGCTTACTATCGCGCAGAAAGCTGGTGAGCAGGCTATCAGCGCAGCTACTAGCGGTTTGCCCGCGGAAGCCGTACGGTCAATTAACGAAGCCATGAAGACCCCTCGGTTCGACGCGGCCAAGTTCAGCTCGTTCGTAGGTGACTGGTCCTTGCTGGCCGCGCTGGAAGACGACGCTGGGTTCGCCGACTGGGACCAAGGTAAGGACGTAATCAAGTTCCTCCGCAAGCACCCGTCGTTTGTCCGTGTGGTTGTAGCTAATTCGGTCATTACGAAGGCACTCAATGGCAACGATTCTGGTGACCTTGCTGAAGCTGCCAAGTGGACCCGCGTACCCGTCTACGGCAACCAAGGAGCTAAAGGCGAAGTCGTGACCGGCATGAACGAAGCAGATCTGCTCGTTATGCAGGAGCGCTACCCGTCGCTCGGCCAATTCATACCTGCGATAGTAAGCCGCCTTATGCACGGGAAGGATATAGCTACCGCTTCGCACTCGCAGAAGGTGGCTATCCTCACAGAGCTGCTTGGTATTGGCAAAGACCATCTTCCAGAAGTAGACGGCGATGACCTTACCAATCGGAACATCGCTGTAGCCGACCTTGTCGAGATAAATGGCGGAGCACTAGGTACTGTTCGCAGCCTGTTCGACGTAGCTGGTAGCGGAGCTTCGTCCAAGTTCCTGTTCCTTAACAGTAACGGGTATCGTCTTAATGACCTGGTCGACGAGGTGAAGCGCACGCCTGAGGCGCTCGACATCATCAGCGAGTTGACGTGGGAGAACCCAGCGCACTTTGTGCAGCAGGTATCTAACGCCGTACGCGGTGTCTTTGGCGGTAACGCAAACAAAGTAACGATTGCCCAAGCCGTGTACCGCGGTTACCAGATGGTCGCCAAGGATAAGCGCCCGCCGGTTGACGAGGTTATCAGCGGCTACCGTGAAAACGTCGGTGAGATGGGGGACATGCACGGCTGGACCACACGCGCGTTGCGTATAGCTCTCGGCGGCGATGCCAAAGGTGTTGAAGACAGCATCGTTGAGCTTTCCAAGGTGATCCAGTCCGGCAATCGACTCAACCGCGATTTCAACACTGGTATGGAAGCGTACGCCTCTAGCATGGCCGCGCAGTTCCGCCGTGCGCTCGAGCGCCGCAAGCCAGTGAAGAGCCCGCGTAAGGAACTCGACGCAGCGCAGGCAAAACGAGATGAGCTTGTTAAGCAGAGGGATGCGGCTGAGGCTGGGGATAAGCCGGACTACGAGCGCTCGCAGCGCATCAGCGAAGAAATACGTGCTCTAGACAAGGTTATTAAACCTCTCAAGACTCTCGCTGATCCAGCTGCCGCTGCGGCGAATCCCGAGGATAAGTTCTCGCGTATCGCCAAGCGCGGGGTCGACGCCGAGAAAGAGGCTGATAAGAAGCTCGCTGGGCTCAAGAACAAGTACGTTGTCGGCACTAGTAATTTCGACGACGACGCCAAGAACGCAATCGACGAGCTGTCTGCTGAGATGCTTGCTGATCCTTCTGGCCTCGAAGAAAGCGACTTGTTGGCGCACGCGATGCTGTATGAGTACATGGCAGAGTACTACCGCGGGCTCGACAGTGAGCCCGCCACGCCTGAAGGCGACATCTCTGCCAAAGAATACGGCTACAACGTCAACAACATCTTTGACACGGCCGCATGGTTCGAGGAGAACGAGACCGCTCGCAACAGTAGACCCAAGACAGTCGCCCGCACGGGGTCTCGCCCGCGTAACGCTAAGGTGTCTGCGGATGGGCTTGAGTTCTTGAGCGCGTTCGGTGACCCCGACACCACAGACATAAGCCACGGTGCTTACGATCTGGCGGATCGTCCGTTTGAGCTGCGCCGTATGCTCATGGATCCGCTACGTAACACAGTCGGTGACCTCAAACTCGTGCGGCAGGCCATGGCGGCTATGGTGGCCAAGGCTGAAAAAGTTGGCGCTGCCTTACCCAAGTCGCTTGTTACTGTGTTCAAGGACCAGCGTCCTCAAGTCATGCAGGACATCGCCAAGCTTGAGCCTGAACAGCGTATAGCCGTACGTGCGCTCGTGCAGCTGGGGGCGGAGAAACTTAACCAGGAAATGCGCGGCATCATCCATGACCTGGCTAACGATGTATCGTTCCTGCACGGCTCCATCCTTATGCTACCGTACGGGCAGCAGCTCCTGGCCGTGCGCGACGCGTACGCGGCTGAGAAGTCTGCAGAGATGATGGCCAAGCTGGTTGGCAAAAAGACGTATGCTAGAGATCGGTCGCCGGGGGCCCTAGAAACCAAGCCGGTCCCCCTCAAGGACGTAGCGCCACTCACGCGCGAGACGGGTACTTCTGAGTTGTACGAACAGGCACAACGTGATGCGTACGCTGCTCTGTCTGCGATGGCGAAAGCTGAAGTTGCACCGACTCCTAAGGACTCTGGTGTTCAGAAGCTTCTCGACTCCGAAGTTGCTGACGCTAAACGCCAGGCTGCTATCCGACAGAATCAGGGCATTACGCACGACCCTAAGAAGGCCCCGGCAGCGCCTATTGGTACTTCGGAAGTTAAGCAGAGCGACGCGATGCTTATGACACCGGAGCTGCGTGAGTCAGCTATAGCCGGACTCAAGAAGCGGTTGGTTAACGCTAACGGCGAACGAGTCAGGGAGATAGAGGCACAAATAGACGCCCTCCAGGCTACCCCCGTACACGCTGAAGTTACAGCGGCAAGGTTGCGCGCTGCGGAAAAGATCAAGGCGGGGTCGGACAAGACTACCGTAGCAGCGGCGCTCAAGGCTGAGCTAAAACGCATTGTCGGCGACCCCGAGCAGCACAACCCGCGTGTTGGCGTGCACCGAGCTGGTCAGATCGGCGAAGGTAAGCCGTCGCTAGCTCAGCTGGCCCAGAAAAATCGAAGCGTAGTTACCGCTAAGCGTAAACAGAGCCTGAACACCGGTGAGGCCACTGAAGCCGAGGTGAACGAGATCAAGACTACCGACGACGCGCTGAAGTACGCTAGCACCTTCGTTGATAAGCTGCTTGGTGAGTGGAACCGCGGTGTTGAGATAACCAGTGACCCTACTAAAGCTGGCGAAATCGTTACAGACACCCAGGTGATCCAGTTCTCCACCGCTGCTGCGTCGCTCGACGGCGTGCTCACGCACGAGGCCGCGCACCGCATGGTCACGGGGATCCGTAACCGCGCTGACGCAGGCAACGCCACTGCCAAACGCATTATCGGCACACTTGACCGCGCGTCGTCTACTGTCTGGCTGCAGTCGCAAATCGCCAAGCACTTCGAGGGGCATCCCAACGCCGAGAAGATATCCGCGGCTATGCGCCGCGACGTAGATGAGCGCATCGCTTACGCTATTGAACTGGCTGCGCAAGGCAAGATTACACTCGGTGATAACAGCGCTGGCGTTGTGAACAAGGTGCTTAAGTTCCTGCGGTGGGCGTTTCGACTTACTTCCGAGAACATGCGGTTTGAGAACTTTGCCAAGTCGTTTATCTCAGGCGACATGGCTAAGACCGGCTGGTCTATGGACTCCGTCGATAAGCAGTTCGGTTATCGCCAGCTCGACAGCATCGTGGAGCGAGCCACCAAAGCTTTGGCCCCAGTTGCGGAAGCTCTTCGTCAGGTGTTCCGAAGCGCCGAAGTCAGCGCGCTTGCGCTAGCGGACAAGTACAACGTCCCCGAGCTGCGCCAGCTCGTTAAGATGTACGCGGACAAGACAACCGGCCTTACGTATGTGCGCATCCGTGAGAACCGCCGCTTGCGTGCGGACTACGACCTGTACAAAGAGAAGTTCGGCACCGATGCGGTTACCGCGGCGCTAAAAGGACTCCTTGACGGGCAGCCCGCCAACGACGACGCAACTAAAGAGCTGCGTAAAGTCATGACCACTATCAAGGATTTTCACGGCGATTGGGACGATCTCCCACCTGTGTACGACTACGCCGCTATCAACAAGGATTCGGCTGCGTGGAACGCGGACGTCCTAGAGTTCGGTAGACGGGACGCGAACCTCACGCTGGATCAGATCGTCGACAACAAGGCGGTTATGCCTGGTTTGAAGTCCAGCAAGATGTTCACAAAGCCAGCTTTGGAGCAGAAGTGGCGTCAGTACGATCCTGACCTGTATTTCGGCGCGCTCATAGACCGCGCCGTTCAGCATCGTGTTATGCCGAAAGAGGTGGTTGAGAAGGCCGAAGCTTTGGTCGCCGCAATTAAGAAGCAGGGTAACGCGCGTGTCGGTGCCGCAGCTAAGACATTCTTCGACGCTCAGCACGGGCGTATTGGTAGTGACATGGATCCGAAGGTCCGCAAGCTGATGGCTAACATCTCCGTTGCTACCAACCTCGCGACTCTGCCGCTTGCTCTGTTCGCGTCGCTGGTTGAGCCGTTCGCTATCGCTGCCCGCTCTGGTAACTTCGGTGACATCATCCCTGCGTACATCGCCGGTATGAGCGCATTCCCAAAGACTATAGGTAGCCTCGGCGGGCCGGTTCAGCTGAGTGAAGACGAGCTGTACGCCGTACATGCTGGTATTCTCGAGCATACGGTCAACATGGAATCGATGGGCGACCTGTTCATCGGTGAGAACGCATCCGGCCTTGCGCGCAAAGCTTCGAAAGTATTCTTCAAGTGGAACATGCTAGACGGCTGGTCTCGCCAAATGCGTGTGGCCGCTTCTGTAGCCGGGCGCGGCTTCGTTGAGCGTCATGCAAAAGACGCCACATGGAAAACTGGAGACGAATCCACCCGCTATCTCGAGGAACTAGGGCTAACCAAGGATGATGTCGATGGCAAGATTGACTGGGGCAGCAAGAAGATAATGAACGCGGTCGCTGCGTTTGCGGACTCCGCTGCTGTACGACCCAACGAAGTGAACACCGCGCCGTGGATGCACGACCCGCACTGGATGTTGTTCGCCCATATGAAGCGGTTCACTATGGCGTTCCAAGACGTCATCCTCAGCCGCGCGTTTACCGAGTACATGGAGCACAGCAACGCTACGCCATTGATGATCTTGCTTGCATCTACACCGTTCGCCTACGGCTCTGGTGTGCTCAAGCACACGCTGACTGGGTCTGACTACATCGACAAGATGACTACCGGCGAAGCGATGGTGTACTCCATCAAAAAGGCTAGTTTGCTCGGTACGTCTGAGTGGGGCCTCGGCGCGGTTAACGATCCGGCATTCGCTCTCAGCCCGGCTTTGAACTTGGCCACAGACAGCATCGCTAAGTTGAAAGCTGCGTAATCAGCTATCCGTGCCGTAAAACTTCTAGAGAGAAGAGTTGAGGGTGCCGGGTTGCTACGTTCCTAGCCCGGCGCTAGGTATGTTGGACGCGGCTTGGGAAAGTCTACTCCCTAGGGAGCCCTCTCGGCCCTCACCGACATGCCTTCCAGATTCTGACGTAGCGCCCTCCGGTCGACAGGTTACGCATTATGTCCGAGAGGCTCACGAGCAAATTAGGCCTTTCGCCAGATGCGCACGGAGTCGCCGGTAGAACCGAAGACGAACTTCGTACCTTCGTGCGCCTTCATGTAGCGGCGACAGGCAGAGATGGCCTTATCCTGGGCCTTCGCGTCACCAGAAACGGAGATGCTGTCCCCGACTTCCATCATGGCGAACGGGTACGGAGTACGAGCCTTTGTCTCCGGAAGGTTTTCAGGAATCGCTACTCCCTTTTCGATCTTGAACATCTTTTACTCCTCGGTAAATTGAATACAACGTCACTGCTGAGAATGCTAACGCTACTAGAGCGTTGCTTGTTTTTACTGCACTAAACAAGAACCTGAGCACAGATCCACTCCGCTATACCAGCTTTGTCTCTAGCTGACAGTCGGAATAGACTGACTGGGATGCCGGTGTTTATGTACCGCTCCCACTCAGCACCTTCGAGCACAAATCCGCCCTCGGGTGAGCCGACGATTACTGCGACGGCCCTACCTTCCGCATGACGGCCCTTCAACCAATCCTGCTGCTGCGCAGAAAGATCGATCTTTACGTTCGCCCTTACGGGCAATTTCTTTACGTACTTGTATTCCACCCACAGATCGCGGGGGTTCGCAGAATACCAAGAATCGGCAGTGCCCGAGCTAAACGGGTTGCACATCTTCTCGTGGTGGATGGACTTAGGCAGCTTCTTTTCGATGCTAGTCCTGTATGTGGTTTCTGGCTTGCGCGTACTCATCGAGCACCCCCTTTAGCGATAGGAATTGAGCTTTAGCGTCTTCCAGAGCATGGTGCGCCAACCTGGGTTCCACCCGTAGCTTTTCCTGAACCGCATGCGGGAGCTGCTTAATGACTGTTCTGTAATCCCGGCACTTGTTATACGCCCATGGGGGGGCCATACCGACGACTGCATACGCATGTTCGAGTATGGGAATGTCGAAATTAAGACCATTGCACCAGACCTCCTGCCCTTCCCAGCTGAATGCCCCGCTCAGCGCCTGTAGTGCGTTCCGCAGTTCCACGCGATCACTCTTGTTGGTGATGGCTTCCCTGGCCTCGGCGGACTGCTGTAGCCACCAACTAATAGTCGACCAGGAAACCGATAAGCCAGATTCCAGGCAAGATTGCGGGTTAACATCGACGTAAAACTCCGTATTGCCATCTGTCGCTCCTATGCTAAGGATTACACAGCCAGGGCGCGTACCTAGCGTTTCTATGTCGATCATTATCATTTGGTCACCGAGATCCAGATGTTGTTGTTATCCCAAGCGTCCCGGAATTGAAGCGTGTTTTCAGGCTTAGCTTCTTTGACTACACGACCGATTTGCGCGCCGAGCTGCTTGCTTATATACGGACTAAATGGGATGTGGTTGTAGTCTTTCGGATGCTCAAGTACCTCGGCTATCCGGTTGGTGTGGTATGTATTGTTTCTGTTGTTGAGGTCGTAGTATCCAGGATTAGCCATTCTGTCGAACATGTGCAGCGCGTGAAGCGCGTCTGTGGCCCCGGGAAGCTCGGCGAACTCTCCGTTGTAGTACATGCCAGACCAGTAATGGCCTTTACGGTAGTACACGAACGGTACGCTGTATTCCGAAGCTATAGCGTCTGTAAGCCATGCGATCTTGCCGGCAGAAAGCCAGTAGCCTTGTGTTAAACCGTTACGAATACCTGATTGCTGGCGACCGGTGAAGTTAGTTGTGTCTATCTTTACTTTTTGGCCGTCAGCTATGTAGTGGTGGAGTACACTAAATTCACGTGGCGTCACTTTTCTTCCCCCAAAAGACGGAGTTCGACAAGCCTTGTGTAACCACAGATGTCCGTCCAGCTGTCGACGTAGTCAGGATCACCATTGAGAATGCGCCCGATCTTGTGGGCAACCATTTCCAAAGCTTCGCGTTGATCGTCGGCGAGCGTAGCCCAGTTAGCGGAGTGTGCCATGGCGCGTTTGATATTCTGAGTGATAGCAGCATGATTCGTAAAAGCGCCATAACGTGATCCCCGCTCGTCAAGTGTTACGTCAATACCGTTCTGTTTTGCCATTGCGCTGCATCCTTTCTCTGGCGATCAAACCTGGGAGAACCTCGTTTATATCGTCTAGCGTGGCGATATATGTAGTGGAATCACCAACGGATACTAAGTATCCGTTGGTGATTCCAGTGATTGCCGCTCGCGCACCATACGTAGAGTAGGGTTGCTCCGCTACCTGTATCTGCGGGCGGTTATCGTCTTCAGTTAGCCACCTTCGGATCATTTGTCTCAGCATCTAGCTGTCTCCTGTCATGAATTAAACGCTCAAGTACACGTTGCTTCATAGCCAGAGCAGCCTCTGCAGCGACGATGGCTTTTTCGTACTCCTTGATCTGCTTGTCTAGCGAGTCAAGTAGTGCTTCGCGCTCGTTCGTCGTCATTATCACGCTCTGCCTACGCGCCATAGTATTTAGCCTTGAGCTTTTGCGCGTACTCGATTTCGTTGAGTCGAACTGCACGGCTGATTAGTCGGTCGATGACCGCGGTGCGGCGAAGCGACGCCGCCTCCATATCGAGAGCGGTCATCACTTCTTTGGCAGACATGTCGTTGATAATCTCATTCAACGTCACGTACGTGCCTAACGCACGGCGGACACGATCCATACTTTACGCGGCGTGCGGATCGTTTTCGAGCATCGAGGAAGCTTCAGCCTTGCGGGCCATGCAAGCCTCGATGTGCGGGTTCGGTGTAGCGTTGCCGAAGCGGAGGGTCATGTACGTCTCACCGTCGTCAGGGAAGACGTCGGTGACGACCCCCAGGGGCGGTACTCCGTACATATTAGCCACGTCTTTGACATACTTGTCCCAGTGCTTGATGGCGGTCGAGGAGACATCAATACGTACGATTGGAGCAGTAGCAGGGTCGAAACCGCCCGGTGCATTAACGATGATCGCAGCCAGTACTCGCTTATTAGCGCACGCTTTTCCATTTCCTTTGGATCCGAACTGGTTGTTCGGGCAGACCGTACAGGCCTCGGA